TGCATGTGCCCCGGGGCGCCAGATACCCGTGATGGAGATGGGACCGGGGGTGCCCATCGCGCGCCCCGGTGGAGCGCCGCCGCTCACCTGCCTGCTGGTCCGGGATCGCGGTGGCTTGTTTGTGCCTGCAAGCTCTGGCGTCACCTACGAGGACTGCGCTGTCGCCACGATCCAAGACCCCGGGCCGTACGGCCATCCAACCACGGCAAAGAACACGGGCTCCTTGCAAAAACTCACGGTCAGATAAAAAACGCGCTATCGTCGACCAGATCACTGATACAGGGTATTTATGCAACGTTTCATTGTTACCGTATTTCTCTTTGGTTTTGGCTGTCTCGGCACCGCAACGGACAGCACCGATACTCTCGTCGATGCCATGGCTGATAACGGCACCGCCGATGTGGGTGCCGAATCTGCCACCATGGCCGTAGACGCGGCCAGCGATGCGCCGGAATCGAATTTCGTCGAACAGCGCGTCGACCTTGGACTCCTCGGCTACTCGATCGCCGGGGGCGGGCCATCGATTGAGCAAGCAGACAATGGTTCCTTGTCATTCTACTGGAATGCGTCATGCACGGCCGATGGCTGCCTCGTCGATTATGCCTTCGACATACCTGCGCATTGCGCGTTGCTCGGAGCCGAAGTAGCAGCCGTAGCGGAGAATGCCGCCGTGCATGTCCAGATCCATGACGGTGACGTCGCTCGTCTGTCAACAGGGATCGGGGGCCAGGAGCTAATGCTGACGTATCCATTTGGATTTCGCGCGTCAGCGAATACCGCAATACGATATGTTTCCGGCCCCTGCGTCGGCCCCGGCGCGTGTGGATTCCAGGTTTTGCGACAGACTCTCCGTTACAGATGTTTGGACTGACGGCAACTTAGTATCGGTATTCTCCGGTGTGAAAATATGCTAATTGCACGCGTATATCCTGCACCGCGCTGCCGATCACTATATTCTGACTTTCGGCGCCGGTGTCGCCGTTTATTTCATCGATTGTGAACCGCCGATCGATAGGAGGCCCAGCGTCGAATAGCGCGGTCTCCAGAATTCGGTGGAATCGCGGTGACGCATTGCGATTCGGCTTGCAATACACGGACACGTCAGCGCTGAGAGATTCATCGACCGTGAATGGCGGAGTGATATACATAACTTCGCCGTTGATCGCACCATTCGTATTGTCGAATGAAATGTCGAACCAGACGATGACGGTCTTCCCAAGCCTCTGGTAGATGCCATTCCGCTTCGTGAAGTCGCCAGAATCTATAGCCGTCCCCAAGGCGCCCACCACCTCTGGCGAAAAGGTCCCCTGCTCCATTTTCTCATTCAGAGCGTCGCTGTCTGTGCTTGGATCTCCACCCAGTGCTGTAATCAGTCCGCTGACCTCGTCGTCAAGCCACGATGTCCACTGGTAGGCCAGGTTTTTCCACCAGTTAACAAACTGGTTGGGCGGGCGCTCCCCGTTCTTCCAGCCGACATCCTTTTTCCCCTCGTTCGGTTCGACAATCGCGCCGGCCGGGGCCGCATCGGCCCATCTCGGTAATTTTGTAGGTTTCGCCATTATATTTCTGCTCTCGCAAATTCACCGCCCGTGCCCGGGATGCTGCCGTCAAATTGGACGACGGCACCGCCGCTGTGCGCGTTGACGGTGTTGGTTGTGGTGAAGAAGTTGGTCGCGTCGATGCTGCTGTATTCGAGCAGCTCTTCATCGGCCGTGCCCGCATCGATGTAGATGCTGCCGGTCGCCGGGAACCCGGCCGTGCTCGTGACCGGGATGGTCGAGACGCCCGCGAGGATGCCGCCGGATAGGTCGGTATTCGCGCAGTAGCCGAAGCCCTGGCCCGGGCCGGTGGCGAGCTGCACGGGGGCGTTGTCGTCGTGGTTGTCGGCCGTGGTGCCGCTCAAGACGAACGAGGTTGACGTGCTCGCCGTATAGGTCACCGTCTCTTCCACCGCGAGCCCCGCGTCGATGACGAGTTGTCCGGTGGCCGGGAATCCCGCCGTGCTGTCCACGGTGATGGTCCCGGCTCCGGAGCTGATGGCCCCGTTCGCCAGGGTGGTGAGCCCGAACGAGAAGGTATCATCATCGTCGGCCGGGCTCGACTCCACTAAGATGCGCACGCCCGCGGACACGCCCAGGCGCTCGAACCGGATCAGCACCTCGGCCACATCGTCGTCCACGGCCAGCCCGAGCACGCGCAGGGCCACGGCAGCCGGGAGCTGGAACTCAATCTCGATGGTCGTGGCCTCTTTGTCCTGGGTGCCGAGCACCAGCCGGGCAATCGCAATCAGGTCCTCAACCTGGCCATCGCTTCGATTCGTCCGAATCTTGGCCCGCAGGTGCCGCCGGTAGATGGCATCTGTCCGCCCGTCCCGGGGCTCCACCACGATGGTCCCGATGGCGTCGAGCTGCACGCCCACGGCCGTGTCGATGGCCCGCTCGACCAGCACCTGGAACAGCGCCTCCTCAAGCCCCTGCCACTGCGCGGCCATGTCGGAGACGAGGCCCTCGATGTTCGGCTTGCCCCGGTCCTGCTGAACCAGGCGCGCGACTGCCTGGCCCGCGTGGTCGGTGATTTTGGTGATGCTCATCGTCTGCCCCTGTACGCGGCAAGGATGTTGCCACCGGCCGCCGATGCCGGCACTATGGGCGCATGAAACGCGCCATCGCCGCCCTCGTCATTGCCCTTGCTCTCTTTGCCGTTCCCGCCGCAGACGCCGAGACATCCACCTATTGGCAGGTATGGACCGGCGATTCCTGGGCACCGTTCGGCTCGCCCACGGCAGATGTCACCGAGGCCAACATCGGCCCCAAAGGCGAGCGCATCTGCAAGGGCGAACTCCGCCGTTATGTTATCCGCACCAGCAAGAAGCGTGGCGGGCAGTGCGTGATCACGACAGACTATCGATATTATTGCAAAAAGCAGGGCGACAAGACCGTGATTCTTGATGCCGAGACCGCCCCCGAATGCGGGCCCGCCGTGCCGCGCTCCTGCACCGGCTGAGTTCGCGGCCATCATGCCGACCCCGGGCGCACGAAGCGCAGCGACGCACCCAGGACGGCGCCGCGGAAATCATGGGCCATCGCGTCCATCTTCTGATCGACGAGCGCCATCTGTCTGCCAATCTCCCGTAGCGCCGCCAGCGTGTCCGGGTGCTGGTCCGGCGGGTGCACAAAGCGCGCCTGGGCAAGCTCGCGCCGCAACTCCTGCATGCCCGCGTGTACCCGCTCGACGCCCATCTGCACGTGGCGAACGTCGTCAAGGGCCGCCTGCACGCCCTTGAGCGCATCGGCGAGTCGCTCGTCCTGAACTTGCAGCCGGTTCGCGAGTTCGCCGTGCATGCGGCCCAGCCGGCGGTGGAGCCAGAGCGACATCAGGGCACCAAACACAAGCAGGATTAGCCCCAGGTGGGTGAAGGTGACGAGCTCATTCATGGCGTGCCGTCCGAGCTGGTGACGGTGATGCGGCTGGTGTCGTACACGGCAAGCTGCCGCGTGGTGATGGTAATCGTGGTGCTCGCGCCCGGCGCCGGTGCATCGTCAATCAGCACCTCGGAGACATCGAGCACGCCGGTCACCTTGAAGGCCTGCGCGCTGATGGCGCTGGCCACCACATCCCGGCCCGGCGACTGCGCATCGCCATAGGCCACGATGGCCGCCTTGACCATGTCGTCTCCGTCAATTGGATAGGTGTCCGGGTCCTTCTCCAGCGTGATATCCACGTAGATCTCGATCTCCTCGGGCCGCGAGAACGCAACGGTGTAATCCGTGCCCTCGCTGTCCTCGGCCGTGCCGCTCTCGGTGCCAAAGGTCCCGATGCCCGCGGAGACATTGGCCAGCAGCGCATCCCAGATATCCTGGTCGGCGCCGCCCTGCACCAGCGCCTCGACCGAATGCGGCGGCACACCGTCCGAGTCGGTGACCGATGTGTTGTTCACGAAGAGCTTGACGGCGAACACGCCATCAACCCGGAGCAGCGCCGCGAGCAGCGCCGGCGCCGGTGATGTACCCGCGCCAGCAAGCTCCTGCTCACGCCGCACCCGCAGGTCCTCGTCTGTCTCGACCAGCGAGCCCACCTCGGCATCGAGCAGGTTGATCACGCTGTCCCAGCCGCTGACCGGGGTCTCGATGACCGTGATGGTCCCGGATAGCGCCACGGTCGGCCCGGTCTCGGCCGCCTGGGCCACCGCATCGGCCGCGCCCATGCCCTCGCCCATGAAGCGCCAGGTCGCCGTGCCATCGACAATGGCCTCGCCGGTCGTGGTCGGCCCGCCGCTGCCCGCGCTGGTGCCGGCCACCGTGCTGATGTACGCCTTCCCGGCATTGGTGACGCGATCGTCGATGACATAGGCTGTGGTCGGCGCCCAGGCGTCAAGCTCCTCGATGGTCGCATCGGCCGTGGTCACGAACTCGTCGCCGGCCTCCTCGACGCTGGCGCGCGAGCCCTCGGTGACCACGGTGAGCGGCGTGCCTGTCAGCGTCAGCACCACTGCCGAGGCGATGGCCGGCTCCCGCACCGTGCCCGTCAGCGCGCACAGGGCGTCGAGCAGCGTCTGGGTCGCTGCGTCCGGGTCATCGCTCGACACCACGGCTTCGAGCAGCTCCCAGAGCAGGGCCTCGCGCTCGCTCTGGATGTTGACGATCTCACCGAAGAGCGAATCATCGCTGAGCTTCAGGCTCGGCCCGAAGCGCGCCCGGAGGCGAGACACAATCTCGCCCTGGATGACCTCGAAGGTCTTTGGCACCAGACCATCGGCCGTGACCCCGTAGGTCGTCATATCGTCTCGCTCCCCTGGGTGATGCCAAACGCCGTCTGCACCTCCCAATCGATCTGCACGCGCCGCGCGGCGTTGTCGTAGGTCACGTCCAGGCTCAGGATTTCGTGCACGTTATCCGCTCGCAGGATGGCCGCGCGGATCGCCGTCCGGGTCTTCACCTGGTCGAATTTTTGCCCGAGCAGCGCCGCGGCCGCGGTCACCCCGGGGCGTTCCAGCCACGGCACACCGAGGGTGACGTCCGTGAAGACCTCGCCGCGCACCAGCAGGATGTTCCGGCGGATATCCTGGGCCACGGCCTCGACGCCAGTCACAAATACCAGGTCGCCGCCCTCGATGACAAGGTCGCCATCCGCGTCGAGCTTCAAATCTATGGGGTCGGTGAGGAGCGCCATCAGCCTTGGTCTTCGTCAGCTTCCCCCGCGTCGCTGTCCATATCCAGCGCACCCAGCTCTTCGCGGGCCAGCCGCAGCATTTCGATTTTTGCCAAGGCGCATTCGATACGCGCCTCCAGGACCGCGATCTCCGCGCTCATCGCGCGAATCGCCGCCGACAGGCAATCAATCGAGCGGCGCGCTCCATCCACGTTTACTTCGACCGTCGTTGTTACAGGTATGTTCGGCATGACTATCCCTTCATGAAACCCGATAGACGCAGCCTATCGAGCAGAAAAACAGGTGGTTGCTGAACGTCCAGGATGTGAGCCCCTGCTGGGCGCCGCTGTCGTTCAAGCCGATATTGGTGCTGGTCCCGGGCCGCAGTCGGCCATAGAGCGCCCCGCCGATCAGGCTGCCCTGGCTCACAAATGTCGGCCAGAATGCCAGGGTCGTGAGCATGTCGCCGGCCTCGGGCAGTCCCGAGAATTGGATACTGCCGCCGCTGATGCTGATGTTCCCCGATGTCTGGATATAGATCGCGGCGATGATGAGGTCGGCCAGCTTGACGTAATATCCCTGCCGGTTGGTGTATCCGCCGCCGTGGGCCACGCCGCTGAGCAGCAGAGTCGGCGTGAAGGTCGCGGCCGCGCTCACGTCCGGTTCGTCGTACTTGTTGAGGTACCGGGCCAGCCCGCCCATCATGCGCCGGTGCACGAGCGGATAGGAATACGGCAGGTTCGCGACCGCAGCGCCGCTGTCGTGCGCATTGGCTGTATTGGTCGCCGTGTAGAAATTGGTGGCGTCAAGGCTCGTGTACTCGAGCTGTTCTTCGTCCGCGGTGCCGGAATCTATCGAGATAATCCCGGTGGCCGGGAACCCGGCTGTGCTGGCCACGGGTATTGTGGACACCCCCGAGGCCATCCCAGCCGATAAGGTCGTGCTCACGGTCGCCGGCGCGGTGAACGATTCGCTGTCAACGGTGCCGCCTGCCAGGGCGGTCACGATGTAGTCGGCCAGCAGCGTTTCGTCGATGTGGCTCATTTTTTGGCAAACACCTTGCCGCTCGCATTGCCGAGGAGGGCGTGCTTCTGCCCGGTGAACGGATCGATCGCCTGCCCGGTGAGCACGCCCTCGTTGAGCGGCCCGGGCGCCGTGACCGGGTCCTCACCCAGCCGCACGGTTCCCGCCCGCGCCTCGATGTCGTCGGTGGCAATATTGATGACCGCCCCCTCGTCGGCGCCGATGCTCAACTTGTCCGTGGGCGCGCTGGCCAGTGGGTCCGAGAACGGCCGCAGACCCGGGATAGCGATGGCGTCGTTGAGGTCGTGGCGCCGGTCATCTCCGGGATCGATGACGCTGCCGCGCACCAGCCAGCGGTCAAGGCTCGTCTCCGCGAACACGATCAACACCACGTCGCCGCGGGCCACGGGAAAGGTCACGCGAAAGCCGCCCGCCCCCGGGAACACCACGGGCACGTCATTGATGACCGGTATCTCTTCGGTCTGCCTGTCGCCGGCCTCGTCGAGATATCCGCGCTTGATGAGCGGCTTGACGCTCACGCGCTGCTGCTCGGCATCGTAGGACTCGACCCGGGCCGGCATAGCCGTGTGCACATCGAGCAGCCGGGCGTTCACGGCCCCCCGAAGAGCTGCCGGGAACGAAGGCGTGTTGCTGCGCGGCCTGTCGCTCACCGGGGCACCGCCTCGCCGGCGCTGAACCACGCCTGGCCATGGGTGTCGCCGCTGTGCGTCCCCCGCGTGAGCTTGAAATCGCCGGTGACGGCCCGGGACTGCATGCGAATGAGGCCGCCCGGGGTCAGGTCGGGGTTGAGCAACATCTGGAACGACAGAACCGGCGGCTTGCCCGGCTCGCTTGGCGCGCCAAACTCCACCGGGCCAATGAGCCCCGTGCTCTGCGACACCACGATGGCGGTCCCGGGGCGCACGTCGCCTTTGCGCAGGATCTGCAGAGCCCCGTCCTGGATGCTGGACTCCATGCCGTGCGGCGCCAAAAGGCGGTCCATCTCGCGCTGCGATGGGCCTTGCAACGTAAAGCCGGCCGCGAACTGAGCCGTGAGCTCCTTGGCTTCCTTCGCGCTCGTCGGCAGCTTGAGCCCCATGCTCTTCGCCGTCTCTTCCAGCACCGTCTTGGTATCGATGCCGCTTCGAAACGAGCGGCTCACCCGGGCATGACGGTAGGCCCGCTCGCCGTCGCCGACCTCCATGATGCTTTCCCACTCAACGCCCGTGTACCGGTGCTCAACATGGCGCAGGTCGCCGGTGAACAGCCGGGCGAGCTCGCCGTCATATCCGGCGTCCAGGCGAATATGGAGCGGCTTGCGCTGCAGCTCCGCGCGCGTGGCCTCGGCCAGGTTAGTGATCGTCACCCGGCAGGTATTTGGCTCCGCCTCAAGCGTCTTCTCGACCTCGAATTGTACGCGCAGGCCGCGTACAATGATGGCGTTTGGCTGCTGGGCAAAGAACTGCCCGGCGACCGGCCGCGCGATGGTGACCGCGACCTCGCGTTTGTAGAGGCGGTCGCCCATCGCTCACAGCTCTCCGTCAGCGAAGTAGAACACCTGCACGCGGTCGCCGATGTCATCAAAGCCCGCGTCCCGCCCCTCGTTCGTCAGGTCGCTCGCGATGAGCTGCCCGGTCGGGAACTCCGGATTGGTCGATCGCCAGCCAAGCAGCACGCCCAGCACAATTTTGATCCCGCTCTTGATGGGCACCTCATCCTCGTCGAGCAAGTCGAAGTACCATGCCTCGTCGCGGCCGTTCCAGCGCACGTCCAGGATGTACTGCACCCCGTCCAGGTTCGTGCTCACCCTGTAGCTGGGCACCGATGGCGCGAATGGCAGCTGCTGGGGCATCAGAGTTCCAATCCAAAGAAACCGGTCGGGCGCCGTCCATTGCGCAGGTCGCTGAGGATGCTTCCGCGCTGGCGTGTCGGTTCCGGCACGGTTGCCGCCTCAATCGTCGGTGCCGGCTTGTTCCCGCGATTGTCTTTTTTGGCCACTCTGGGCACGGATACCTCAACCACGGTCCGCTCATTGCGCACCAACTCGACCTGCACGAATGTCGCGCGGAACCGCAAAGACTGCCCGGTGCTGGCATCCTGCGGCACCTGCAGGCTCGTGAGGACCATGTTATCAAAGGTGCGCAGGTTGGTCTGAATCGTGACCGGCTCCCGCGCATCGCGGATTTCGAGCAGCAGCGTGAAGGCATCTGCCGATGGAACATCCCCGAGCACCCGTTGGTCCGCCACAGCGCCGATCGGCGAATCGCTGACCACTCCCGAGATGGACACGGTGACCGGCCGGGCGCGCACGTGGTCGGTGATATCCGCGCCGTCCTCGACCGGGTGGGAGGTGACCTCGCTCTCGAAGGCATGGTCCTCCGAGGGTGCCGCGTCGAGTCGATATCCGTCGATGATCACCATGGTCATGCACCGATCGGGATCAAATCGCGCATCTTGCTATCCCAGAAATCGCTGATGGCCGAGCGAATCTCGCGCCCCACCCGCTCGGCGTCAGCCGCGGTCGCACTGCCCTGCACAGTTACCGCGATGTCAGCGTTGAACTCCGGCGCGATCGTCGTGTCCCCAGTTTCCGAGGTGGATGGAAACATTGCCCGACGCGGCCGCACCGCCTCCGGGTCGGCCTGAATGAGAACGCGGCGCACCGCTCCAGGCTTGCCGCCCTCGCGCGGCACGACCCGAGCCTGCCGCTCCCGCACCGGCTCATCGGCCAGCAGGTTCGGCGCAGCCTGCTGCTCAGGGCCAAAAACGTCAATGCCCAGGAAGTCCTCGATCTCCTTCTTGGCGTCCCTGATGATGCCGCCCACCTTCTCGTCGATCCACTCTTTGGCCGCGAGGTACAGGTCCTTGAACACGCTCTCGCCGCCGGTGAAGGCGTGGTAGAGGTCCTCGACAATCAGGATTACAGCTGCAATGCCGGCGGCCAGCAGAATGAACGGCGCCAGTCCAACAAGCCACCCGGCAGCAGCGGCTATCGCCGCCTTGATGGATGCTGCCCGATACAAAAGCATGGCCACGGTAAGCGCAGACAGCGCCGTCAGCGTCAGCGCCATATTCTCCCGCAGGACCGTGAACACGTCGAGCACGGCGCCGATGGCGTCCACCAGGAGCCGCGCTGATGCCACGATGACTTCGAGTGCCGTCTGCATGCGCTGCCGGATAAGCTGCCGATTCGCCTTTATCCAGGTGATCATCCCGCGCGCGAGCTGCTTGAGGTGTGGCAGGAGTTCGCGGACGCCCTCATTGCGAATGCCGACCAGCGCCGCCTTGATGCGCGCCTGGTCGGCGTTGAACTCGGCAAAGCTTTTCGTGGTCTCATCCGTGATGACTCCGCCCAGGTCCCGAAACTCCGTGCGAAGCTCGGCGATACCCCCGCTGCCTTTGTTCAGCAGCGGGATCATCTTGGTGCCCTCGTCGCTGAAGAGCTGCATGGTGATGGCGGTCTTCTTGCCGCCGTCCTCCATCTTGGCGTAGGCGTCGGCCACCTCGTTCATCAGCGTCTCGGCGTTCTTGAGCTTGCCGGAGGAATCCTTGACCTCGACGCCCAGGGTCTTGAACGCCTTTTTCAGGTCGTCGCTGTCCGCACTCTCGACTGCCTTCTCCTGTAGGTCCTGCAGGAATTCCGTGAGGTTATCGACCTCCACACCGGTGGTCTCGGCCGCATACGCCAGCTCCTGCATCGTGGTCGATGCGACGCCCACTCGCTGCTCGATGTTCTTGAACTGTGACGCGGCCAAGGACGTATCCTTGATGAGCCCGGCCGCCCAGTTCACGCCCGCAAGCACGGCGAGGCCCGCCACTGCGGTCTTGATGCCCTCGATCAGCCTGTCGCCGGTCTCGAACGACTTGGCATCAGGTCGCAACGACAGCTTGGCAAAGAGGTCCGCGACCTTCATCGACGGCGCCCCCTCTTCTTCCCTCTGGGTCTGCCCCTGTCTGCGTCGGCGCGCGCCCTCGCCACTGCACGAGCCTCGGCCGCCTGCCAGGCGTCAAGAGCCTGGTTCGCTTGCTCGATGCGTTCGAGCGGTATCCGGTCGAATTCGGTCATTGCGATCTTGTCATGCAGCCAGAGCCGCCAAACCGGCCAGCCGGCGGCCAGCTCATCGTCGAGATCTACGGGCTCGCCATCTGCGGGCTGGTCGCAGGGCTTGCGGCGGGCCCTTTGGCGAAAAACTCGCCATAGTTCACCCCCACGGCAAAGGCCACGGCCAAGACCATGGCCTTGAGCCTGCCGGCGAACACCATGGTCAGCGTCTCGTCACGGTTGAGCTGGACCATCTTGCCGTCCAGCAGCGCAGTCGTGCTCGCGAGCAGCGCCCGGGTGAGCGCCGTTGCCTCGTCGCCGCTCAGGGTGTCGAGCATCTGCACCAAGGCCGGCACCAACTCGCGCACGTCGCTGTCCATGGAGACGCCGTCGAGCGCCAGCATGGGCGCGATGACCTTGCCCAACCGCGGCATCAGCGCAAGCGCCCGAAGCGGCGGCAGCTGGGTCGTCGTGATCTCGATGCCCTCGATATCGCGCGTCTCGGTGCGCAGTCCCTCATTCATTTTCATCGCAGGTTACCTCCGACGTTCATCTCGAGCTCGGCGCACGCGAATACCCATTCGCGGCCGGTGGCCGTATCCGCATATTCGAGGTTTGGCAGCTTCTGAATCCAGGCGTTCGCCGCCTGGGCCAGCGATGTGCCGTTGAGGTCCTTGAGCAGCAGCGGCCCATCGCCCGTATTGAAAAGCTCGTCTTCGAGCGCCACGGCGCTCAGCAAATCATTGGTGGGCGAGGCCTGCAGCAGCGTGCATGTCACCGTGCCCATGCGGTTCCGGTTGCGCACGCGAGTCACGTCGCCGCCGGCGCCGACGACCGTCTCATAGGCGTCCTCGGACCGCTCCGCACTGATAAAGGTGCCGTCAATATAGCCCTGCAGGGTGATGCCGCGGAACGTGAAGATCACCAGGGCGGGATCAAAATTCTTGTAATCTGGCATAGGTCACCTCAGAGCAGAACGACGCCGTTGATCTCGCCGCTATGAATGGCGCCTTGCAGCGTGAACGAAAAGAAGATCCGCACACCCCGCGGCAGCAGGTCATCCATATCGGCGATAAGCGGCACCTCGATGGTGAAGGCCGGGTCTGTCGCCACGATTGTCCGCGTCACGCCGCGCAGCAGCGACCCGCGCACCTCGGCCTCGATAACCGTCATGCCGGCATCCGTGCGCGGCACCTTTGCGGCCCCGGCCAGCGAGCCGAAGACCCCCTTGGCCATGTCGTCCTCTTGCCAGTCGAGCGACACCACGTTGTCCACGAAGCCGCGAATCACCGCCGGGCCGGCCGCGGTCGTGCCCTCGGATACGATGTTGATGCCCGCCACCTCCTCGTAGAAGTTGGCGTTCCGCGCGACCAGATTGGCCCGCTGCGTGGCGGTGAGCGTGGTGGCCGCGATGCCGGCCAGCGTCTTGAATTTGCCGGTCCAGCTTCCGGGCTCACGCGGGGCCAGGTTGCCCTCCCATGCTGCGTCCGGGAACGAGGCGATGTTGTGGTGATAGAATCCGGCCGTCCGCGTCCGCGCCGCGGCCTTCAGGACATCCAGCGTGCCGGCCGTGCCGGTGCTGGTGCCGAGGTCGCGGGTGTCGTTGCTGCCGGCGACATAGAATTTCTTCGCCGACTCCACCCATGTGGACACCGCGTCGACGTAGGCCTCGCTGTTGTAGAGCGTATGCAGCCAGTACCAGGTGTTGTCGACGAGCTGGATCGCGGCCAGGTCCGTGGCCACGCCCGGGTCGGCGTGGTCCATGGTCATGGACAGTTCCGTGACATCGAGGAGCTCGAGGGCGAACCAGTCGCCGACAGCATCTCCGGTCACCGTGAATGGCTCGTCTGGGCGTTTGGTGGACGCGGTGTCGGCCAGCGTGTGGGTGCCCGTGCCGACATCGGTGATATCCACCAGGGTGCCTGCGATGGCATTCGCCAGCGAGCTCGCCACCTGAATTGTGTCGTTATCGACGCGAATCACCCAGTAATCGGTGGCGAGCGACAGCCCGGCCGGCAGCGTGTCCGTCGTCGTGAACTGCACCGGGCCATCCCCGGTGAGCAGCCCGTGGGCGGTCAGCGTCAATTCGTCGTCGCCGGTATCCACCGCCTCCACGTCGTCATCGGCCACGACCAGGGCCGCAAACGCCGCGGTGAAGTTTTTGCCGACCACGGCATTCAGCGCCGCCACGAGCCCGACGTGAATCTCTGCACGAAAAGCGCTCGCTACCGACTCATACGAGGCCAACGTGGTGGTCACGCCCTCGCCCCGGGCGCGCACCTCATAGTCGTGCTCGTTCCGGATATCGATCGCGTCGAGCTCATAGCGCATCGTCGGCGGCAACTCGCCGCGAAGGATGGCGATGGAACGCGGCCGCGGGCTCTGGGCCGCCATGGCGCTGACGGCCAAATACTCCGGCGAGCTTGTGGCAAAGCCATCGGCCGCCACCTCGGCTGGCCGCGAGTAAAATCGGACGCGCTCCGGCCACAGCGTGGTGTAGCTGAGGATTGCCGGGATCCCGAACCCCGCGCGGGCCACGCTTACGGCATCGGCGGTGATGACGAGATCTACATGATTTGCCAAGCTCATGGCGAAGGCTCCTCTGGGACCCAGGTGATTGATCCCGTTGTCTGGTTGTTGAGCTCCACGTACTCGATATAGGTCCCGAGATCGCTGAGCTCGCTGGGCAAGTGCAGGCGCATCTCGACCAGCGCCCGCGGCTCCTGGTCGGCGCGCCCAAGAAGGCCATCCAGTGACTGCACCGGGCCAATCGCGCCGACCCCGACCTTTGCCGCCTGCAGCGCCGAGCGCACCGAGGGCAGCCGCACCGCGGCCACCATGCCTTCGAGCAAAGCCACCGGCGACGTCGCCCCTGTCGCCGCGCCGTCGATGCCGCCGAAGGCCTGCACCGAGAAAGCAACGTCGCGCATGCCGCGGGCGCGGTGCTCTATTTCCTCGCCCGGGTCCGGATCGTCCACATCGAGCACGTCGAGCCAGTCATGGCCGATGCGCGCAATTGATGTCAGACGCAGCGCGATATATGCGCTTGTCGGCCGCGGACCCCTTTGCAATGCCCAGATAACCTGGGCAGTGGCAAGCCCACTGCCAGCCACAGCCCACGCATGCAGGGCGTTCTCGACCGTGGTCCACGCAATGCTCACGGGGTAACCCTCCGGGCGCACCACGCGCGAAAATGCGTGCCGCCAAAAGCCTGCCAGCGCTCGAACCTGACCACATGCCACGGCTCGCTGTCGATCGTGACGACATCCGGCTCGCTACCCGGCGCGCGCGTGCGCAGCTCCGTGGTCGTGTACACGATGCGCAACTCGTCGGCGTGGTGGCCCTCGGGCACCTTCTTCAGGTCACGTCCGGTCACCGGCTGCACCGAGGCCTCGATGGAAAACGTGCTCGTGCCCCCGGCCGCATACCGACCGACCGTGTATGCGCCAGCGGCGGTCCGCGTGACCGAATAGGTCCCAGTGGCAAAGCTCGCTATGACATCGACCAGCGCCACTATGCCCCCCGCGTCTTGATGAAGCGCCCGCCGCTGTCGCGACCGCGCCCGAGCCAGACCTTCCAGGTGATGCTGTTCAGCAGCCGCCCGGTGTCCACCAGTGGCCGGTCGCTGCCCTTGGCCTCGACCGTGGCAGGCTTCAGCGGCGGCGGTATATGCTCGCCGGTGATCCGGTTCTTGATGGCCGCCGCGCCCCACGCGCCCAGCATGTTCAGGGCGCGCTCGTAGGTGATCCTGCCGCTGATGTAGGCTTTGGCGAGCTTGGCGGCCATCGCCTTGTATTCGCGCTCCTGCTCGCGCATCGCACGCCGCAAAAAAGAGCGCTCGGGTATCTTGGCCCGCGGCGCGCCGAATTCATGAACGGCCGCGAGCTCGACAATGCTGAGCTGGCCATCACCGTGCTGTTGCGCGCCGCCCGCGCTCTGCAGAACCCCGACCTTCACATGCGACTCGCGCCCCGGCCTCGAATGGGCCCGGGCGTGCCGCATGATCTGGTCCCAGATGGAGGCCCTGGCCATCGCTCAGCCCTCCCTGCCCAGCGGGCGCCATCGGCGATAGAGACGGCGCCAATATGGATAGGCAATGAAAAGCACCGCCCCCACCAGCGCGCTCCAGGCCTCCAGAAGCACGAAATACTGAACCCAGACGGCTTCCTTCGCCAGCCAGTAGCGATTCAGCCACTGATGGCAATCGACCCCGGCCTGCTCGCGGGCAGCTTCCTGCTCCTGCAGCCTGTCGGCCACGGACATGTGCCGCGAGCTCAGCCAGACGGCAACGGCGCCAATCCACTCGGCCGCCGCTCCGCCGCTGGCAATGACCGTGACCGCCAAGGCCATGGCCATGACTGTCGCCTCGATGTGCCAGGTCTTCATAGCGCCACCCCCGCTCGCGCCGGCGAGCGACGCACCAAAGACATATACGCTTGGCCGTATCCTGTCGTGGCCATCTCGTCGCCGCTCCCGCCGCTCGTCACCAATCCATACGACCTGCTCAGCCCGCCGGCGCTCTCCGATGTCACTGGCCCAGCCGGTCCGGTTCCGCCGCGGGCCGTGACGGTGCCATAGTGTGCAGCCATGTAGATGCGGGCCAGCCGGAGCGTAGCTGATCCCTCGCCGCCAAATTCCACGACCGCCAGCGCCTGGTTGACGTAGTTCAGGATGATCGTCTGAGCGTCCTCGCTCAGCGAGGCCAGCTCCGGCGCAATGTCCTCGACATCATCCCAGGTGATCGCCATACGCTCACACCCTCACCGGCCGCGTGAGATAAATCTCCGCAGTCACGGCCGCGCTCACGGTGCCGACAAGCGCATATGCCAGCGCCCGCGGCCGATGCCCGAGGCGCGCCGTATACCCCTTGTTGACGGTCAGCGCGACTGCGCCATCGCCGTCATGCCCCAGTAGGCCATGACTCAGCCAGCGCAGCCGCTGTGTGTCGTCGGTATCGCTGATCGTGTGCGTCCCGGTGCCGGCGTCTCCGATGGCAACCGCGTCGCCGCCGGCAAGAACGTCGGCAAGCGTGGCGTACAGCTGGACAGTGTTCGCATCCACCACGCCAATCCAGTAATCGGTGGCCAGCGCCAGGCCGGCCGGCAGCGTGTCCGTCGTCGTGAGGCGAACGGGCCCATCGCCATTGGCGTATCCGTGTCCGGTCACCGTGAGCTCGTCATCCGCAAAGACCACCGCGTCCACATCGTCATCGGCAATGGCAAACGGCTTTGCCACCGCGCCAACAAGTTCGATGGAGCTACCCGTCACCGCCTCGTCAGCCCAGATCTCGATGTCAAACTCCGGGTGGACGCCGCGCCAATGCGACACGTCGGCCCATGACACCGGCGGCATAGGCAACGTCGCGGCTGCTGCCGCAATCGTCACCCCAGATGCAAGCTCGATCGCCATGCGCTCAGCTCAGAGCCCGTCCCCGTAGGCCACGGCCACCGGATAGCGGCACACGACGCCGCCGACCGTCGCCAGCGCGTTAACCACGTATTCGAGGTTCCGCTGCTCGGGCGGCAGCGTGGTGTATTCCATGGGCACCAGACCGGCCAGTACGAGCTGGTTCCGAGGATAAACCACCATCCGGTCCGCGCTTGCGGCGCCGGCGCCGCTGCACTGATGCCACGGCTCGATCGCCTCGATGAACGGGCTGTTGTCGAGGATGAATCGCAGGATGGTCTTGTCGGAGCCGTCGCCCATGCGCCGCTGGGCGATATCCGTGTACTGAGATACCGGAAGAACCACCACGAACCGCGAGAACACCGGGCCGCCGGCATCCTTCATGGCGTTTTTGATGGCCGTGACGGCGCCAAAGACATCGGCTGCGACCTCGTCGCTGGTCGCGCTGCTCCACGCCTTGCCGCCGGCAGCCTTGTCCGCCAGCGTATATGACGTGGTATTGCTGAGGGTCAGCAAACCGTCGAGGTTGTGATCGCTGTCGCCGACGGCTAGCAGGTTGTCGATACCGACCTCGATCGCATACCGCGCAGACATCGCCTTCATCGCGTCGAGCCGCGTGCCGGTGGCAGCAGCAGCCTTGATCTCCATGATATCCCAGCCGTAGGCGCTCGGAATTGCCTTTATAACCCTGGAGAACTCGGTGCCGGTCACGTCGGCGCGCGGGATGTCGTCGGCCATATTGGCTGCGATCGTCGCTTTGCCGAACTTCGTGAACTCGCGCCAGGTGTACACCTTGGCCCACTCGGGAATGCCCGCCTGAGTGGGGATGAGCTGGCGCGCCTTGTTATCCGGAAAAATCTGCTCGTATACCGTGCGATCGATATACTCGAGCTCACGTGTGAAGAACGCCGATTCCGCGGAATCCAGGCGAAACTGCTTCTGTAGAGTATTCGGTGCCATATGGAATCTCACGTATCCGCGGTCGCGCCCGCGCGGTTGGTCATGTCGATTTCGAGCTCGGCCACGCCGGCGGCAGTGCCGGACGCCGTCCACCGCGCAAACGAGGAGATGTCGATGCAATCGGTGCCATCGGCGGCCGTACGAAAAGCGCCGGCCTGCTCCGCACCGCTCACGACCACGCGCACGCGCACGGCGTCGCCGGGCGCCACATCCTCCTCGACAGGCACCAGGATGCGTCCGTGGGTGAGCACTCCCATCGTCACCTTGGGCTTGAGCCCGTCGTCGCCGAGCTCCTGATCCTTGGCGTATGCGTGGCTGTGCTGCACGATGCCGAGCAGCTTCTGCTCGTTGTCGGCCGCGCTCGTGTGAGGCAGGAGAGCCTGATTGTCGGCGGTGCCCTGCACCACCATGACGCCGAAGGGAATCTCGGCGCTTGATTCCTCGCTCACATAGGAGCGAGTGTTCTTGTGATAACTGGTATCGACCAGCATCCCCGCATAGCCGCGGGTCAAAGCTGTGACTGATGTCTGGGGCATAGGCTCCTCGGTCAGGCGGTCTGCTGACCCGCCGGCTTCCACGCGTTCTGGTTGCGCTCGATCATCTTCTGGCGCGCCGACACCGCGTCATTGCGCTCCTGCTTGCCGGTCTCGGCCACCTTGCGGGCCCGGGCCAGGGCCTCGCGGCCCTGCGCAAAGCTCTCGGTCGCCGAGTCGAACCGCGCGCGCACGTAATCGTCCGAATGGGTATCGTTGACCACAGCGCCCTGCAGCTTCTCGATGACCGCGACCATCACCTGGCGGTCGCTCAGCGAGTCGAAGCGCGCTTCGTCGCCGAGCACCGTCACCGCCTTGCCCTCGAGCTGCACGCGGGCCTGCACAGCCTTGCGAATGCGCTCCGGGTCATCGGCATCCATCCGAGCTTTCTCGGCCCGGCGCAGGCGATCGGTGAGCCCCTTGATCGTGTCCTTGAGCTGGGCCACATCGGCGCTGTCCACGCGCTCTTTGGCCATCTCGTCGTATTTGGCCTTCAGGCTGTCGCGCTCGCCGCTCGCCGCATCGGCGCGCTGCTTTTGGTCATCGCGCTCCTTCTCCGCCTGCTCCGCGCGCGACGTGAGCGCAGCGACCTGGGCCAGCAGGTCCTGGAGCTGCGCCTTCATTTCCTCTTCGTTCATGCGAATCTCCCTGGCGCGCCCATCGCGCCGAGAATGTTTGCGATGCTCATTTCCAGGCGCGGCGGCTCATACACACGAGCCCGCGCCGGTGAAATCCAAACGCCGACCGGCGTATCGCCGGCGTCCATCCGCACCCTCGCCTCCGGCCCCGCACGACCGGCGTCCACGATGGCAACGTGGTTGGCCATGATGTTTATCTGTCGAGCGTCATAGCGGCCGTACTGAGGGTGCTCGCCGCCCTCCTCGATCAAGTCCATCTCATACCCCGCCGATGTCGCGGTTTTCCCGCGCTCCATGTCAGCGATGGTCGCGGCATCAAAGACGGCCAGAGGGCCGCAAAGTCGCTCCGCATCTCGGCGCACGGCTCCAACCGCGCCGACCGCATAGCGCCTCATGGTCGTCGTATCGAGCAGTCGCGGTGGATGGTCGTTCGTGACTGGCGCCAGTTCGTAGGACGCCATCGAGGCAGGCCGGAACACGTCCTCGGGAAGCCGCAACTCCCTCCGTATTGAGCCATCAGGCTGCAGATAGGCGAATACGCCAGGCATGGTAATGAGCGCGTCGCCAACCAGCCGCCCGTCGCTCATGCGGCGCGGCGGACGAAGCGGCGCGATGGCCATGTCGACGCGATAGGCCATCAGACGTATCGCCCTTCGATAAGCAGAGTGCCCGCCGGCAGCGTGACATCGCCCGTGGGCACGGTGTGAAACACCAACTCGTCATCGACATCGAGCACCAGATTGGCGTCCGTGGCCGACAGGGTAAGCTCCACAAACGTGTCAGCGGTCAGGGTCCCTTCGGCGCTGTCGGCCGTCGACCACGATGCAATAACCGTGGCGCCGCTGCGCAGCGAAATGTCGATATAGTCCGTAGCGCTTTCTGCCAGCCCGGTCGGGTTGATATACGAGACCCGGTCAATGCGATAGCGCTTCCCGAGCTTCCAGATCTTGGCGGTGATGACCTCTGCGTCGAGGCCGCCAGTCAGATTCTCGGCGGCAAATTCATCGTCGCCCGTGGCAAGCAGATTGCCCCCGGTTCCCGCCGTGTCGACCACCAGATTCGTACTCGCGCCGACCGCTGTCTCGAAATTCGCTACCGTGGTCACTCCGTTCTCGAAGTGAAATACGATGTCGGGAAACGCGCTTTCATCCAGCGTCCCGGCCCCGGTCCCGTCCGCGACAAACGCAATGGTTGTGCTGTTGCCATCGGCGCCAGCCTCAGCAGCCGCGATGACCGTATCCACGTTGGTAGTCACCGTGCCGAGGTCGAGCGTCGCGGCCGTCAGCGGATCCGGGTCGAGCTGAGCATGCGCATACGGCATGCCCGCCACGCGGAACTGGCGGAAATCGCGCGGCCGCCGCAGCGTCATACGAAGCGCCCCTCCAGCACAAGGCGCCCGGGCGACAGCGTCGCGGTCCCGGTCTCGTCGTAGAACACCGAAATTTCATCCCCGCCCTCGGCCACCATGTCGAGGTCCGTTGCCGAGTGGACGAGATCCACCCAGGTGTCCGCGACGAGAGCGCCCTGCCCACCCGGGCTGCCGCCGGTGGTCTGCGTCGACCAGTGCGCGGCGACGGTCGTGCTTTTGACGCGCACTTTGATGTCAAAGTAATTGTTCGCGTCCGCCGCCAGGCCCGTCGGGTTGACGTAGGTCGCGCGGTCCAGGCGGAAATTGCGCCCGGCCGGGACCTTGTAGAGCTTGACGGTGGTGTCGCCGGTGAGCTGGCCGTGCTCGTGCACGAGCGGCGTCACGACATCCTGGAGAAAATCATTTGGGCGCCGCGGCTGCATATTCGCTATCTGCAGTGGTTTCCCGACCACCTGCAATCGCCGCCTTGTGGGCACACCGTCTTTGAATCGGATAGATATCTCCGCTACACAGCTTTCAATTGCGTAGCGATCACAAACCGAATACGCTGCCCGTATGAGCGATGAGAAGAACGCAACGAGCACAAAGCGGCCGTATGCCTATGTCCTCCGGCTCACCAAAGAGGAACGGCAGGCTGCGCGGCGGGCGGCCGGCGCAGCCGGCGCGGACATGGCCACGTACTTTCGCCACCTCCTTCGCAAAGACACCGGGCTACCGACGTTGGGCATCCCGGTGCAGGGAGGCGAGCATGTCGCCGGGTGATGGCAGGCCACCGCAGCCCGCGTCAAGCGCGCTGCAGAAAGAAATTGATCTGGCACTGGCGGCGTTTGGGCAATGGAAGGAGGCCCTCGAGCAAAACGCCGACACGCTGGCACACGCCATGGCCGCAGCGTTACGGACATTCCACGAAACGATGCAAAGGCACCTAGATAGCGCCATATCCTCCCATCTGGAGCATGGCGTTGATCTTGGCGATATCGAGATACAGGAAATCCCGGCCACGCACACCACCGTGTTGCTCGTAGCCGGGAAAGAGGTGCTTCGCCTCTGGGCCGCCTATGACGCGGAGGCAGGCCGAATAGATTTGTTTCTACGCGAAACTGTTCCCGGCGCCATGGGCGGGATGACCATGGCGGGGATGGTATCTACGTGAGCGAAACGGCAACCTACACGCCGCGCTCAAACCTGATTTTGAGCTTCTGGTTTGGAAATTCCGGCGCGACAAGCAGGCGATGACGGCCGTCGACCACCTCGTATGTCCCGTCGCGCAGGGCCGCCACAATGACGCCTCGCCCCTGGTTCTGGCGTCCCTGGCGAAACAGGTCGCGAATCGACTGCAGCCGCTCCTCGCTGGTTGCTTTGATAGGCCGGTCGAATGCCGTGAATTTGCGCAGGTTCAAATCTGCGCCGGATATCTCGCGCTCAACACCTTCCGGGGGGATCTCCGAATACTTCGGCGGCTTGGTTGCCGCTGTGTTCAGGATTTCATCAAACACCGGCTCCGGGTAGCATCGGCACTGTATCGGCTGCCCTGGATGCCCGTCGCTTGGAGGGTCGTCCCACTGGAAGCGCTCGCCATCTCGGGCCCTGTGATCGTCGCGAACGCGCTCATCGCGCACCGTCCGCCAGATATAGGACTCCACGCCCATATCCTCCTGCCGCACCTGGTTGATACGTCCGTAGAGCTTGCCGATCTGGTCGCGGGCGATGAGCCGGGCCCGTGCGCGGCCGTCGTCGATGATGCCGGCGAGCTCGCGCTGCAGCTCGCGGGTGAGCGTTCCTGCCTGCAGACCCCTGGTCACCGCGCGCTCGATTTTGCTGATGATCTGATCGGGTATATCGCGAATCAGCGCCACGTTCTCGGTCACGAAGCCGTCGACGAGCGCACCCAGCTTCCTGTCGCTCATCAGGATATCAATGTCAAGCGCGGCGCGTATCTGCCGGCCAAGCTGCTCCCGATTGTGCTCGGAGGTGCGGCCGGCCAGGCGCTGCGCCAGGCGCTCAATCGAATCGATGCGCAGCGCCGAGCGCAGCTTGCCGGCCACCTGGGCGATGAGGTCGCGAACGCGCCGGCCCTCGCCGATATCCATCCGCACAAGGGCGTCCACGCGCTCGGAGCGCGCCCGCTCCAGCAGCGCCGGCAGCTCGAACTCAAGGGGCTGCAGTTCGCGCTGTACCTGCGCGACAAGATTCATGAGCTCGCGGGCATACTCGCGCTCGATGGCCCGCGGTGGCACCTGCCGGGGCAGCCGGCGGCGCGAGGTCCGGGCGATGCCAATGGCCCGCCGCGCCCTCAACATCTCGGCCGTCTGGCGGGTGCGCTCGTTGGCGTCCAGGCGGTACGCCGCGCCCATCACTCGCCCTCGCCCGTGTCAGCCTCTCCAAGGACGCCGCGCAGGTCGCGCGCCCATACCCGCTCCATTGCATCCCGCAGCGCATTCCCTTCGCCACTTGGCCGGTCCTCGTCCGTCTCCGCCGCCGGCACGTCACCCTCCGGTGCATCGAGCAGAGCCCGGGCCGCAAAATCCACCTGGGTCTCAAACGAGTAGCCATCGCCGCCGAACCGCGCCAGCGCCACCTCCTCGGGGGATAGCACTCCAGATTGGATGTAGATCTGGTCGCTCTGGGCCTGCACCAGCCGCGCGTCTGCCCGCTCCTTGTCGCTGGGCTGATACAGCGGGCAGTATTCGACCGACCACAGATCCGGCTCTTTCCCCCGCGTGGGCGCATTGCGTGCGAGCATGATGAGTCGCAACAGCCGCTCGTGCCGCGGACGGAGTCCCTTCTGGTGCCGGCCTATCGTGTCGTAGAAAAACCGCGTATCGCTTTCGCCCGTGGCGTTCAGGCCCGCCGGGCTCTGCCCAAACAGTCTGGTTACGGGCATATCTGCGGCGGCGGCTAGCCTGGTAGCAAAACGGTCCAGGAGCTCTGGGAGCCCGGTCATCGGCGTGGCTTTGCGCTCGTACTCCTCGTTGGAGTCGAGGACGAGCATGCGCAACACGGACCGGCTCATAGCCATCGACTGCATTTTCTTGTAAAACGCTTTGTCATTGTCGGTGGCGAAGATTTGCGACAAGTTCTGTACCTTGACCACCGCCTGGGCGAAATCCGTCATCAGGATGGCCGCCGCCTCCCACGATAGCCCAAAATCGCGCAGCACCCCGTTCATCGAGGTGAGCACCGAGTCTCCCCAGCCGGCCAGCGTGCCCGTTGGCTGGTCGCGGGTCACCCGAATGCCGGGCCAGATTATCAGCCTTGACTCGTGGATCTCCTGCATCATCGCCGCGCCGCGGCCAGCAATCGGATGCAGGCGATAGGTCATCGGCTCGCCGTATTTCCTGTCGCGCGGGTCATCGTAATAGGTCGCGGGGGAGAGCTCGCGCGGCTCGAACACCGTCAGGTGCTCAATCTCCATGATGTTTTGCTCGCGCAGCGGCTCGCGCAGGTCGGCAGCGCCGTCATTGCAATACGGCATGATGGCGGCCCCGCCATACGCCCGCTGGAACTCCTCGGCCCGCTGCAGCTTGGCATCCACCTCGAGGTCTTCGCAGAACGCCGTCAGCTTCTCGGCCACCGCCTTGTCCTGCATGCGCAGCTCCCCGCCGGCGCGCAGCATCTCCCCGGGGATAACCTCGATGACCTTCTTCGCGATATCGTTTCCGCGCCACAGATCCGCCGCTTCGACATCGGTCACCGGCGCCAGGCCGAAGCGCACAGCCGTCCGCGGGTCGCGCTCCTGGGTCCCCACGCCGAGCAGCGCGCTTTGCCATCCATCCTGCCGCGCCTCGGGCAACTGCCGCCGAGAGCGCGCCCAGGGCTTCCACCATGGTGCCATTGGCTCACCGTGGCGCGTATTCGTCGGCTATCGCAACGGACTCAGATTATCAGACGCGCCTTTTATTCCACTTGATATCCCGTGGATATCGATTCACACCGGAAGCGCTCGGCCTTGACCGCCTCAGCTGCCTTGATGGCCTGCTCCACCTCTTCGGCCGTGAGCTCGCCGGCAGTCGCCACGACAGTCATGGTGCCGTCGCTCATCGCGCTGACCATGGCGCGTGCTGGCATGTCGTCCGCCTCATACAATGGGAGCATGCCGGCGCGTGAGAACAGCGAGATAGCCCCTGTCGCTGGCGACAGCACTCGGCGCAGCTTCCCGATATATTGTGGATTGGCCACCACGTACACCACGACAGGCGGCAGACCTCGCACCATATCGACGCATGCATCGAGGTCGGCGATGGTGAGGCCCTTGCTGGGCTCCGGCTCATTGCTGCAGACCACGGCTTCATCGCGGGCGTTCATCTCTGCAGCAGCCCAGCGCGCATGACCGTAGCCGTAGGTGGCCGGCAATACGGCCGTCGCACGCAGGCGTGGTACTTTGCCGCTCATGGCGCCCACCCAACAATCTTGGTGATTGGTGTCGGCGACTTGGCAAGAAAGCCCTCCCCGCCGCACAACTTGCATGGCTCCCAGACGGTGACTTTTTGCGCAACATACAGGGGGCGCTCGTGCACTTCCCCCGACCATTCATCTCGGACGTCCTCATATCCGACGTGCTTTTGCACGGTCGTCGTTCGCCCTGTCGAAACCTTGCCCTCGGAGCGGCATTGTGGGCATGGGTGTTTCAGTCCGCGCTGTCCCGCAGCATATGCGCGCTTGCAGCGTTCATGCATGATCAAATTTTGGAATATGATAATCGGTGCCGACCGCAAATCTTGAAGACATGCTGGGCATACACCATGTCCTTGAACCTGGATGATCGTCTCTGAACTCATCGCCCGCCATCGTAACGCAATCAAGCGCCGCTTTGGCGGCATTTTTGTATGCGCGCCGCGATTCGTTCCTCGACAAAATCCGCCATATCAGGCTCATCTCCCGGCCACGCCTCGTACACGGCCCGCCCGTACTCCTTGCCCCATCGCTCGGCATCCTCGCGATATGGCGATGATGCCAGGTATGAGTCCACCAAGCTCACGCCATTGCCCTCTGCTTCGGCCCACGTTCGCCATCCCTCCGGCCTATTCAAGTCCGGCATCGGCGAGCTGTGCACCCGGCATGGCGCCGGCTCATCGCATCCTGGCCGTCGGCAGCGCGCCGCGCCCGTGCTTATCTCCACTCCAAATCCCATGTCAGCAACCCGCCGCGTCATCATTTCCATCCCATGCAAACACGGTGATGATCATCAGCATTCCAACCTGATCGCCGGGCGCGGGCGCCCTGTTTACTATTTCCTGCAGCAGCTGGCAGAGATTCTCATCACCCCACGCGCGAATCTTTTGCCATTCCACATCGAGCCCTCTCCGATTTGGAACACCCACCTGATGTCCGACATAGCGACGCACAGGCGGGCGCTGTGGGCCACCCTGGCCAAGAGCATGCTCTTGCAGGTGTAGCTCCGCCACACCCCAAGGCATACATTCAGCAAGGTCTGCCCGTTCAGCCCAATTGCCACCGACGCCGCCAACGACGGGGACCGGGTGAATGAAGACCGGTACCGGTGTACCCGGGTGAATGAAGGAACGTTCATCAACGGTCACTCCCATATCATTCTCCGCTCAAGAAGTCCTGATAGGCCACCCTGCAGGCTTCGCAGCCACACTTTCCGGCGCACCCAGATTCGCACTCGGCAGGGCAGGTGCCAAGCTCCCCATCGTAATCCACACAGTGCTCGGGTCGGCCGACGCGCCCGCCGAGCTTGTAATATATCGATTGCAGCTCGGGATTTGACAGGACAGCGCCAGCGATTCCCGATCCGCACTCGACGAGCGCCTGCCAGACATCATAAAGCGCCGGCTGTGCCATTTCCGCATCGCGCCCGCCCTCGATCTCTCGCAACGCGGCCTCGGCCTCGCCACCCATATAGCCGCAGCACATGTCGCACTGCCTCCAGTGCCGCACAAGCGCCAGCTTCTCTTCCCATGTCAACGCCTCTCGGTCGCCCGTGGTTCCGGAGCCTCCGGACGTTGCATCGCGCAGCAGCGTCGTCGCAAGCATCTTCTTCGCCAGCTCCTCGGCGGCACCTGGCCTGCCGGCCATCAGGTCAACGATCGCCTCCCGGCTCACAGCATCGTTTGTCTTTGGCTTGTCTCTCAGTATCGCCTCGCGTATTCGTTGTTCCTCTATCGTCATACGCGCACCATATCACCTGTACGCCGCCAGAAACAGCGAAAGCGAGGGGTCGGAGCGGAGATCGATAAGCGCCTGGCAAAGCGTGTCGACGCGGTCATTCCGGGAGCCTTTGGGAAACATGGCGAACTGGCTCACAAACGCATCGAGCCATGGTGCCCCCTCGGCAAGATACACGTCACCCGCCTCGATCTGCGGCTGCGCAAGCGCGGCCCGGGCCTCCTTCGACACCGTCGGCGAGACCGTCACGACCCCCGGGACACCGGCTTCTTGCAGGCTCTCGACGATGGCCGGCCCGAGGGCCTTGTCCTCCACGATGACCTTGACCGCGTTCCAGCGCCGCCAGAGCTCGATGATCAGTTCGCACGCCTCGCGGACGCTGTGATGCCCTGATTTGTCGTCCAGCACGAACCGCTTGGCCCCGGCAGCTCCGATCGCCTGGATGCCCGTCTCGGAGCCCGACACCGTCTTCTTGCCGCTGGCGTCCACGCTTATGACGGTGATGTCCAGCTTCGGCAGAATGACGGACGGCTCGCTCGCGCATCCAGTCGGCCGCGCCGGCCATGGCCCCTCGTGCTCAGCCCAGAATCGCCACCATGACCGCTGGAATATGCCGCCCTTGGCCGGCTCCGGGTCCTGGTTGTACTGGCCGCTGAATCCGTAGCTGCCCAGGCGCACCCGCTCGCTCTCGACCACCGCCGGCGTAAAGCGCACCGGGTCCATGATGGCACCGTCCTCGGTGCGAGGGTCCCGCCATGTCTCCTCGCCACCCGGGCGATAGCGGTTGTCGTTCCCCACCGGCATCGCCGTGGCGCAGGCCTTCTCGCGCGAAAATTCGAGCGGCACGCGAAGGTGACACCACCGCGGCTGGGCTGGGTCGTCCTTCGCCGCCTTGAGCACGTATCCCGACCAGTCCTCCTCGTGCACCCGTTGCATGATGCCAATGCGGATCGAGGCGCGCAGGTCGCGCACGCGGTTCCACATGGCGTTCTTCCACTTGTTGATGACCGCCACCCGCGCCGCCTCCGAGTTCACCTCCTCGGCATCGTGGGGATCGTCGGGCAGGATGCAATCCGCGCCCTCGCCGGTGATGGCCGAGAACCAGCCCCGGCTCTTGCGGTACCCCAGCTTCACCACTCCCCCATGCTCGTCCGGTGCCTCAATGCCGAAGTCGCTGAGCGCATCCCGGTCATCCTTGAGCGTCCAGCTCGGGGCAAACCAAGTCTGATACCACGTGGATAAAATGAGGTCGCGCGAATCCCGCGCATTGTCGGCCGCTACGCGTGGGTTTGCGCTCAAGGTGATGAACGTCATCTCAGGCCAATGCAGCCACGCCCAGGCCGGCGCGCACACGCTCACAATGCGGGACTTGAGCGACCGCGGCGGGATGTTGATAAGCAGGTTCTGCACCTGCATCTCGTACGCCGGGCCCGCCCGCTTCCGCGCCCATTCCTCCATCGTCCACTGGACATGGTCGCAGATGGCATCGAGGTGCCAGCCCCAGTCCAGGGGCGTGCCGGGCTCGATCGCACCCCAGCCGTAGCGCACGAAGTCGGCCAGCCGCCGCCGGCACTTCTCCGCCCGGACATCCTGCAGAGTCGGCCCCACTATTTCCCCTCGGCCTCCGCCTTGGCCAGTAGCCCCTCATATATCGCCAGCTCCTCATCAGACAGCTTGGATAGGTCGTGCTTCGGCGCCTCCACCTCCGAGACCTCCACCGTTTGCACGGGCTTGCCCCAGCCACGGTCAGCCAGGAATTTGGCCGCCGATATCCGGTCCCTTGTCTCCTCGCTCTCGTTCAGCACCACGCCGAGAGCAAACTCAATAATCATGTCAGGATTCACGAGCTGCCTCACGCGGCTCGCAAAGCCCTTCGGGCGCCCACCTGGGTTACCAGATTGTCCTTTTTTAAATGCCATTTTCGTTGCCTATCTCCTTATTATCGTGCATAATATAAATATGTCGCAAGCTCTTTTGCCACTGACCCCTTTGATGCCAAAGGACGCCGCGATAAGAGCCGAGTGCCGCTCGGCTTCTTTCCGCATCGCATGCGTCGAGTCCGCCGCGCAGGCCATCGGGAGGCTGTCGGGAGGCTGTCGAATCGTAGGCCTCACCAAAGGCCAGTTCTCGATGCTCGACCTGATTCGCGCGGTGCTCGCGCAGACGGGTCCCGCCGACCTCGTGCTGAGCACCTGGACGATGGGCATCAGGGACCTGGAGAATGCCCGGTGGCTCATCGACAACGGCGATCTCCGGTCCTTTCGCCTGCTCACCGACCGCTCGTTCGTGACGCGGCAGGCGTCCTACTGCCAGCGCCTCGTCGCACTGTTCGGCACGGACTGCATCAGGGCCTCGAATACCCACGCCAAATTTTCGACGCTCCGCAACGAGGCGTGGAGCGTCTGTATCCGGGGGTCGATGAACCTCAACCGCAACGCGCGGTGGGAAAACTTCGACCTCGACGAGGATGAGACGCTCTGCAACTTCTTCGATGGCCTCGTGACGGAGCTCGAAGCGCTCACTCCGCCCGGGCCAAATCCCAGCGGAGATGTCGTGGAGGATGTCTTCTCGCAGGCCCTCGAAACCGCAACCTGCGGCGATGTCCGCCTGGCCGAGATGACGCCGCGTGAAAGGTGGGCGCGGCTCGGATACTCGCAAGAGCAGATCCGGGAGCGCGAGCAGCGAGCTGGCGACGAGTTCACCCGCGGCCGCGACGCCCTTGAGGACAGCTTTCGCGAGGCCACAATCGCCGCCGCTCTCTCTGGCGATGAAAAGGCGCGCCGGCTCGTTTCTCGATGGCTCGCAAAAGCCTGCTAAGGCCGTGTTTTCAAACGGCTTTTTGTTTTTTCGGCGACTCTTCTTCTGAGAATCGTCGCCATCTGTAAGCTGCCTGCTTGACATGATATTCCGTGTCGTGGTCCCCTCGCGCGCGGTTTCTCTCAGGCACTGAGGCGAAGACGCGCCGTGTACCCAAGTCCGCGGCGTCCCTCGTACCCAATGAGCCCTTTGTCCACGGCTGCCGTGATGGCCCGCCGTACGGTAGATCTGCCGACCCCGATGCGCTCGGCCAGCTCACCAAGCGTCGAGCAGAGCAGGATATTCGCGAGCACCACGTGCATGGTCTTCGCTGGCCGGGTCGCGCCGCTGCAAGGTATCGCGATATGCCCATGTTCCAGGGTCTCTGGTTCAGCTGCACGCATGAAGCGGGCATAGGCGCTCACTTCCCGGCAGGCAGTACGAGACCGCACGCCGAACTCCCGGGCTATGGCCAGCCAGCCGACGCCTGCTCGATGCCTCTGCCAGGCCTCGCGGCGCCAGGTCGCTGCCATATCGCCGACACGCCTGATTGCCGTGTATGCTCCGGAGTACGATTTGCCGCGTTGGACGGCAATCACGCTCACAGGCACGCCCCGCTGACGCTCTCGCCACATAGCCATGTGTTCGGCTGCGCAACGCGACGGCAGCCCGCTGGTCCGAACGACATCCGCTTCCTCGGCAGCTTGATACACGAAATGGCCGGTGACCCGGGCGATCCTGGCGACCTCGTAGACATGCAGGCCAAGGCAGTACAACTGCACGCAGGCCGCGCGCAGCGCATCATGTGACGCAGTTGCCCTCAAAACGGGATCACCGCCTCGCCGCACATGGTGCACTCACCATCAGTGTCAGCGCCGCAGGCGCACCGGTCGCGTGGCGGCCACACGGCTTCGTCGGGGGCCACCGTCGTTGTTTCCGCCATCCACATCCGCATCCGTTCGATGTTATCAAGCCATTCCATCCCTTCGACGCTCTTTGGCGCCACACCGGCGGCAACGGCGCGCCTCGCAATCGCCCACCTATGAAGCGGGTCACCCAGCAAAGGCGCCCACCGGCTTGGGTCTCCGCGACGCGTGGTGCACAGCATCCGCAGCCACCGGCGCCAGTCCCAATACAGCATTGGTCTGGCATCGCCGCGGGCAATACTTCTCTGCATCCGTTCAAACAACGGCCAAAACTCTGCCTGCCATGTTTCGAGCATCACTGCTGCTCCTGTTTGCGCATCAAACCCGCCATCCGGCGGGCAATGCGCGCCCGGGCCAAATACCACGCGCGCGCCTTCCTGAGCCTGCCCAGGCGCTTGGCCACGCGTTCGTCAAGGTCCGCGGCCGCTGTCCACCACTCGCTCGCCGTCATTGCTTCGCCCTCAGATTCGCGTCCGCTGTGCCGCGGACGACGCACCGCTTGCTCCAGCGGTCGCGCAGCCGCTCGTCGCCGAGATAGCCGGAAAACTGAGCCGGCACCAGGTTGCTGGTCATCAGCGTGGCCCGGCGGTGCTTCCAGCGCACCTCGATGAGATCCTGGACGGCGCCGGCCAGTGCAGTGACCTGAATGGCCGCATACTTGCCGTCTTTTTGCTTGATCTGTTGCTCAATCTGCTGCCCGTCCTTCCAGCCAACATCATCGAGCACCAGCGCATCAGCGTTCGCCAGCGCCTCCCAGCGGGCCTGATGGGTCACCGTGCCCATGGCCAGCCCAGCAACCTCGCGAGAGTCAACCCAGCGGCGCACAGGAGCGCTCTGGGGCAGGTGGAAGGTCATCAGCCACCGGGCAGCCGCCGTAGACTTCCCGGAGCCCAGGCCGCCGCACAACAAACCCCAGAGCACCCCGTCGCGGCGCATCTCCTCGACCGCCTGCAGCGCTGCCCGTGGCTCGAGCTGGCCCAGGGCCGCCTCGCTGTACTCGCGAGGTATGCCGGCCCGGTCGGCAATAGCCAGCCGTCGCCGCAATACCTGGTCGTCGCCGTCGCGCTGATCGCGCGCATGGTCCGGCTGGCAGCGCGAGAGCGCTCGCTCACCTACCGCAGCAAGCTCGGCCGCATCGGCGCCATGCCGGCGCACGATGTCGGCCACAAGGTCACCCGCTCTTTGTGTCATTTTTGACATATGGCAAAAACTCCTCCGGGCTTGCCGGCGGCATGCTGTGCAGTTGAGGCCCACGGCCACCTCGACCGCGATGTTTTTGGCGCTGGCGACGGCGCGCATCCTCTGGCGTTTGCGCGAGCGCTCGCACGATCTGCTCCCGCTTCCAGTTCGTCCGGCCGTTGAAATAGTCCAGCGGAAGCTCTCCGGATTCCTTGCGCGCCTCGGCCTCGGCCGCGAACACATCAAGAGCGCGAACCAGGTCGGCCGGCGCGATATCTTTCTGCAGCTTGGCGAGCTCGTCGAGATAGCCGCCGGGGTGATCGAGCAGGGGGACAGCCGGGCAATCTGGCACCACGCGCCGACGCTGTTCGTGCTGGTATTCCCAGAGAGCCCGGCCATTGGCGCGGCGCTGGAGCACCGTCTCGGAACCTCGCAGCGGTGAGGTCATCGCCTGCAATTCCGCGATGGTAGGCACTCCAGGTTCCCGGGTCCCGGTTCCCGTCACGGGTTCCGGTCCTGGGTTCCGGTCCTGGGTTCCCGGTTCCGGAACCGACGGGTTCCCGCCACGGTTCCCGTCCGGAACCCTGGGAACTACAGCGTCAGAGAGCGTGGGCTGAGAACGGTGGGGATCTTGGCTCTCTCTCTCGTTCTTGGCTTCCGGAGCAGGAGAAGGAGAGAGAGAAAGAGATCGCGCCAGCCCGCGCGAGGAACTCTCACGGGAACCGCGAGTTCCCGGCTGGGTTCCGTGTTCCGGAACCGGTGGGTTCCCGCCACGGTTCCCGTCCGGAACCGTGGGAACCGTGAGCCGCAAATACCCGTCTTGCTCAACGGCAGTGCCATCCTGCAGGAGCTGGCGCACGGCCGCGTACACGGCGGCCTTGCGCGCACGCAGCGCCTTGACGAGGTCTTTTCGTTTCCGCGGGCCATTGGCGAGCTCGGCCAGCATACCACGACGCACCCTGTCCTCGACAGGAGCGGCCGCAGCCTCGTCGCTGTCGTCGTCGTCGTTTTTCCAGTCCGTTCGTTTCCTGCAGCCGCGAATCTGTATGGCGCCGCCTTCGATCTCGTCGCCAAGCTCGCTGTCAACGATCGCCCGTTTCGCCTTTTCCGCCGACAGGTCCCATAGGTCCTCAAGGTACAGGATAGCGATTTCGTCGGTCCGCCACTCCGTGCACCAATGCCACACAGCAATCATGCGCTCCAAACCAACGGCGTGGGCCCACTTTCGTGGCGCGCCCAGCAGGCGGCCCAGGCGCGTAAATCGCGGGTCAAGCAGCGCTTTGGTTTCAACGTTTACTCTCGCCATTGGCCCTCGCTTTCAATCGAACAGAGACGCCTCGTGTGTCCACCGCACATCGCCGCCCATACGCGCCCGCGTCGGGCCCACGGCCACGGGCGCGGCCTCGATGACATCGCCGCGGTCATTCAGCAGGATGGCGACATGAGACTGGGCCGGCCGCTGGCTCCCGTCCGGGGTGACCGGCCGGCCCTTCTGATCCCGAAACGTAAAAACCAGATCACCGGGAACGAAGCCGGCCATAGAGTACGCCGCCCGCCCGGCCTTCGCCAGCTGGGCATATTGCCGCCACGCCCCGTCGACCAGCGGCCGCCCATCGATGAGGACGCCCAGCATTCGGCAACAGGCCTCCACCAGCTCCGAGCAGTCCCACGCCCGCACCGGGCGCAGGGCCGCCGCCGCCTCGCCCCAGGTGAGCAGACGGCACGGCAGCGACTTGATCGGCTCCGCGCCAAAGACATAGCGACGCCCGGCCGTGGCCGCCAACGACAGCGCGATCAGCGACTCCGGGTCGCCCGCGCGCAGCTCGCGCGTCGGCAGGGCCGCCTGTGTCTTCGGTCCCAGCATGCCGTCGACGCGAAGCTCGCCATTGAGCCCTCGAATGGACTGGAACAGTGCCACGGCTTCTTCAAACGAGCGGCCCGGAAACCGCAGCCACAGATATTCCAGGTCCTGAGCAGTGAGCTCTCCGGCCTGGATACGATCGTTGTTGTAGACCGATGGCGTCATCCTGCCCTCTCCTCGGCGGCAGGAGCCGCCGGCAGCGGCATCCAGTGCGTCGGCATCCAGTGGCACTCGCGGCAACGGCATCCAGTGCGTCAGCTCCAACCGGTGGCCGCTCTGCGAATACCAGCCGCCAAACACCACTGCAGGCGGGCGCCCGTGCGTTGCGCTCTGCCGCCACCGGGCGATTTTCCATGTCCGGCCAGTCCAGACCATCAACTCGCTACCGTCCCGCGGCGCATGCTCGATCGCCTGCGGCCGGCGTGCACGGTAAGCGTTCACAGCGCAGGGCGCGCACAGCGGCCGGCCATCGCAATCGAGCATATCCTCGCCAAGCCACCCGCAGTGCTGGCAGGCCGGCCTATCCATGTGTCACCGCCTCGTCGTAGTAGCCAGCGTGCGGCGCCCACGGCGTCGGCTCGCGATGCTCCGGCTGTGGCTCTGGAGGCAGGTAGAAACACTGCAGGATCATGTCGCTCCGACCTCCTTCCCACGTCCGGTCGGCACAAAGCTCATCAGCCCATACGCACGCCGAATATCCGTTTTCGCCATGAGGCGACATCCACGCGCCCTCGCCCTCATATCGCCACGCCACCCCACGCCACGGCGCCGGCCACAGCCGCAGCCGCATGCCGCCGTGCCGGCCAGGAATGGGCGCGACGGGGCAACCAGTATCATGATATGCCGCCTTCCAGAAATCGCCGCGTGCGCGACACGTGCACGCCAGCTCGCGCGGCGATGGGCCGGGGAGCTGGACCGTGACCTCGCAGTCTACCTCAGTCCATCCTCCCGTCGGCCCCCACCAAAGCAACACACCACCGTCGCGGCGCTCCGCCGCGGTTATCGCGGTTGATCCGCTGCCGTCCGCATGTACGTACAGCATCCCCGGCACCACCTCGCGCGCCGGGATTCGGTAGGGTGGGCGCGCCGGTTCGGTGCAGGGCCACGCTGCCGCCGTGAGAGCCGGCGTCGTCGGGGCATACTCCCAGTCCGAGAGAAACGAGCAGGCGTAGCCAGGCACACGCTCTGGACACCCGCCCTCGGCGGCCAGTCTCCGCACAAACGCCACCCCTTTGTAGGACTGGATCGTCCGGCCAAGAATCAGCCCATTCGCGGGCCGCTTCCACTGCCATTCATCTGGTCGTAATTCGCTCATAGTAACCTCGTGACCGTAATCCGCGCGCCTTCGTGTCCGGCGCTTTCAGGAATCTCACCCCGCATCCTCATCGCTGATCGGAGCCTGCTCTAAGATAACCTCGACATACAGGCCGCTCGGATCGCCATCCAAGAAGTCGCGGGCGTTCTTCCGCATCACCGCAAGGGCAATGAAATCCTGCCACGCCCCTTCATCCATGACGAAAGATCTCGTGGCGGCCATAGTGATAAGCTTGTGGCATCCAGCGCACAAGGCGATCAAAAACTCGTTATCAGGGTCATTTGCTTTCCCAAATACATGATGAGACGAAAGCCCCTTGCTTATATGACGGCGACACAGTTGACACACGCCCTCGGCCAGCCCGATCGTGGTGCTCCGCTTGCCGCCAAAATACTGGCGGTCGACACGTTCGGCGGCAGAACATGACCGTGTGCAATTCTTCTGTTTCCCGCTCAAAGGGTAAAAGGTTTTACCGCAGTAAGAGCAGGTTTTTTCGCCAATATCAGAATGCGTGCGAGAATACTCGCCCCATCGTTCGGGGTAATACGTCTGAATCGCCCGCACAAGCGCTTCAATATCCATTCCACGCGCGCGGCAAAATTGCCGCAATGACCCATCGAAAATTTCCAAATCGCGAGTCAGTCGCCCAACAGCCTTCTTTGTGAGACCTGCTCCACGCGGAACTTTTCGTGCTCGCACCCCGCGATTACCGAAGTTTCCTGCCAGGCCGAGGCGTGAGATTTTACACGCCACAGAGGCATACGAGCGATTCAGTCTGCGCGCTATTTCTCCTATCGTGCACGTTCCAGCCAAGGTGCGCAGCTCGTCGTACTCCTCTCTTGTCCACGGCGTCCGCGCGAGATCGTGCCCCAATAACTTGAGTCGCTCCCATACGGATTGCCCGGTGATTCCAAGTTGTTTTCCTGCCTTCCAAACACTTCCGGTCGCGCGATACGCTGTCACGACTTCGTCGTCGCCGACTCTTTGTCTCTGTGCCATTCAATATCTCCTTCCGGCATGGACGGCAGCTATTCCTAGGCCACCAAGGCCGCGCTGCCCGCTCTCGGCGAGCAGATGGTCGAGCTCCGGGGCGGACATGGGCAGGCTCCTCACGCCATCTTCTCCAGCGCGCGCCAGGCGCTCAGGAACCAATCGCGGGCCTGCTCCGGCGGCAAAAAGCGCACGGTGATATCGGCGACATCTCCGGCTAGGTCCACGCCGCCGGGGTCCTGTTCGTGAGGCTGCTGTGGCCGTGCCTGCACTTGCCTCGCCTCGGCGCGAAACACGGCCATGTCGGCCCACTTCACGATCTCGTCGTGCTCGTGGGTAATGCGGAATTGAGCCCGCAGCGCCGCGTCAACGCGATCCTCGATTGCCCGGTATCTGGGCAGCAGCAGCTTGAGCGGACGGGGAATATCCTTGCAGTATGCCTCGGCGCCGTCGTGCAACAGGGCGGCGCGCAGAGCCTCCTTGTTGCCTGCCATGTCCGCGCGACCGGCGACCACGCCCAGCACATGAACGCTGTGCTCGGCCACCGAGTAGAAGCGCTTGCAGTGGCCGCCATAGCGGCACTCGTTGCCAAGGGCCGTGGCGATCTCCCATATGCGGAATCCGCCCGGGGCCGTGTAGTCGAAGCGCTCGCCGCTGACAGTCTGTATCCACGTCACCGGTCACCTCGCTCACAGGAGATCCTGTAAAACTCATCGGCCGGGTATCGACGCCAGCCATGCTCGTGGTAGAGCCAGACGCCCGCAATGCCGGCGTGCAGCGCGAGCGCCGCACAGGGCACGCACCGGGGCTCGCGGCTCGGGACCTTCTGGCCCAACTCGACGCGGATGTGCAGCAGGTCGGCGCCAGCCAACACCAGCACAGGCCACGACGGCTCAGATGCTCCCGCGTGCCATATCGCTTGCAGAATCGCGCGCTGTTCGGCATGCATCGCACGCTTTCCGCATGACGTATTGGCGCACGTCGTCGCACATTTGCCGTGAGCTGGGAGTCTGTTGTGTCCATAGCCCAGGATGCGCACTTCCGCGTTGTTCAGCGTCCGGAACACCACCGCCCCGCGTTTGCTGTTCCGGCAGTCGCTCACCATGGCCGTGTCCATGGCAACCTTTATGGCTTCCCGCGGCGGGCTCAAAACCGAGCCCCCCTGGAGCTCGACGCCAGCGCCTGAAGCGGCTCGGTGTCAGCCCGCTTCCGCGGCCGCGCCTGCCGCAAAACCGCAACGGCTATGCCACGCAAAATGTCGGCCAGCTCGTCGGCTGTCGGCTCCTCGCCGCCCCGCAAAGCGCGCATGCGGTCTCCGGGTAAATTGGCCAGTTGCTGGAGCCCCTCCCACGTCACCCCGGTGGCCACCATGAGCAAGGCCAGCACCCGACCCACGCGCCGCTCCACCAGCGCGGCCCATTCGGCTGGAGCCGTGACGGTATCCGCGAATATGGCCCGCGCAGCGTACTCTTCGAGATGCCGGCATGCGTCATCTGGAAGCATCAGGATCTGCCCGAGGCCAACGCAATTGCCGCGGTCATCGATATTGGCCATGAGCATACGCAGAGTATCCGCGCGTCTCAGCCGCTCCTGTTGTTCCGCACCACTCATGACGCAGGCTCCGGCGCGCCCTGGAACACCGGCACCTCTGGTAGCTCCCCGGCGATCTTGGCGCGCAGGTCGTCAATCGCGGTCTGCACCACGCGGTCCAGGTGCAGCAGCACGAACCGGAACTCCGGCACGTTCTCCCGCACACGCATCTGCAGCCGCGCCTCGATAGGGTACGCGACCTCGCTGCACAGAAAGACCGGAATGCCCAGCAGGAAGCCGGCCGGGATCTCGGTCGAGCCGGTCTCGGTCTCCTCGCGGAAGGCGAGCGTCCGGCGACCAGTCCGGCGATCGACCTTGCTCTCGAACGCGCACTTGGTGCGCACCTGGAGCTCGCGGCCAAGCTGCATGACCGCGGCCGGCTCGCCCAGGTCGCCCTTGCCCCTCGGCTCGCTCGCCAGATCGGAGTAGTACATTTCGAGCAGCTCGGCAAAGGTCTCCTGCGCAAGCCACGTACCCGCCCAGTTCACCCAGAGCTTGTATTGCTCCGAGAAGCCGAGGTCGAGGTAAGCGCGATACCCGCACCATTGCGCGTCGACGCCCTTGTGATAGTCGATGACTGCGCAGATCTGCTTCTGCTGGCCATCGACCCAGACCACCGTTCCCGGCTCGCGATACTTGGCCACGAACGCACAGAAACTTACCGGGGACTGGTGCTTCGTGCTCCCCGTCTTTCGCCGCGGGGCCTCGCAGCGCGAATCGAGCTCGCGCAACAACTCTTTGTGCAGGTGCAAGCTCTCGCCCGGGCGAAGAACGATGACGGGGACACTGTCGGTCACATCGAGCGCTGCAATCCGCTCGCCGGTGTTGAGGCTGTCGGCGCCCGCGTTGAACACGGCGGCCATCTCGCTCTCTCGCGTCTCAGTCATGGTCCTGTTCTCCTCTCATCGGCGGCCGGTATACGACCGCCATTTTCGTCTGCCTGGGATTGTCCTTCGCCAAGCCGGATTCCCCGTCAAAGAAGAAAAACTCCGCTTCGAGCGGTGCGTCGGGCTTCTTGGTTTTGATGTCCGCGACATAGACGATCGCCTTGTCGCCCTTTCCCTTGATTTGGATCTTGACGGTGAGCTCGCCCGTGCCGCCGTGCTCACGGACCGCGGCCACGACCTCAGCCCATTTTTCACCCATCCGTTGATTTGGCTGGCCATGGCCGAGCTCCGCCAAGAACGCGGCAAAATCGTGGCTCACGACATCGATGCCGCTGCTCATAACACCAGCCTCCCGTCCACGGCCACGATCCTGGTCTCCCCGGTCTGGCGGTTGAGCTCGAGATCGACTTTGACCTCTGGACAGGAGTTCCTGAACATGGCCAGCGCGTCGCGATCAAGCCCGATGCGGACGCCAAGCACACCCATCCGTTCCCCGCTAGCACCCAGGTAGACTGTCACCGTCTCCCTGAGCGGCGCGACCTCTCCGACTTCCTGCCCCGCGATGGCGGACCGCACAAAGCAGTCCTTGGCCTCAAGGAGCTTGCGCAGCCCTGCTGTGGTCTCCGGGTTGGCCGGGAGCCGCCCGGCCATATACTTGGCCAGCGCGCCGCATGCCCCGGAGATGGCCCTCGCGCCACCTCCCAGGTGCGAAGCATCGAACCACCGCATGATGGCCGCGATGCTCGGGTGATAGGTTGGTGCCGGCGAAACCGATTGGTGGGCCGCCGGCAACGTGTCGCTCATACTGAATCCGTTTTTGTCCATGTGTCCTCGAAAAAATCCGGGCCGCGCCCGGTGGTTACAAAATCTCTTGAGGCGCCGTGCTCGCGGTTCGCAGACAGCACACGAGGCACCGAGACGCCGCGCCGATGATGGGCGTGCCGCACTCGCATTTTGCTCCTGGGTGCTTGGCGTTCATGTCCGCTTGCAGGCGCTCCCAGAGTTTACCCGCCAGGCGCATCCACAGGCCTGGGCATTCGGAAGCGCGCCAAGCAGCCAATATGTCGTCCTCACTGGCGCCGCCGGCCAGGAACACTGGGTTCGGAAGTGGCGTCCAATGAGTGTATCGCCCCTCGACCCAGTCATCGTCCAATGGTGACCCCACGTGTGGTGGCTCGCCCCGCTCACAATGCCACCAAAGGACCGTGCCATGGTCGTCGTGCCACTCCTCGGCTGGGCGCGCAATCTGCCACTCGGTCGGAAGATTTGCCATCACGACCTCCCCGTCGAGCCGAAGCCGCCGGCGCCGCGCGCGGTCTCGCTCAGCTCATCGGCCCAGACGCTGGCAGCTTGCAGACACGGGATAATCAGCAGCTGCGCGATGCACCGGCCACTCTCGATTTGCAAGACCGAGCGGCGCGCAACCGCCTGAATCAGCACCTCGCCGCGATAATCGCTGTCGATGGTGCCGTCGATGTCCATATCGGCGTACGCGCTCGAGCGCGTACAGAGCTTGCCGACGTACCCGGGCGGAATCTCCACCGCCCAGCCGGTGCGCAGCCGCTCGATGCGCCCGGGCTCCAGAACGGCCGGAAATAGCTGGCGCGGAGACAGGCCCGAGATTTTCCCGGTGTAGGGCTCGCTCGAATGCACACGGCCCATGACCACCACGTCATATCCGGCGCTTCCGTGCGTCTTGCGCACCGGCAGCACAGCTTCCGGGTGCAGGCGCTTGAATCTCAGCGCGACGCTCATGGCCGACCTCCGCGCAGCCGCCGCTCGCATTCAGCAATTGCGCGACCAAGGCGATCGCGCTCCTCGGCGTGGCGCTTCCATTTGGCGTTGACACTGGTGACCTTTGCCCGGGACGAACCGGCCGGCAAGGCGCGCCGGGCCGCAGCGGCCTTCTCGCTCTTCAGCTGAGCCGCATTGAGCAAACGACGCAGCTCGGTGAGCGCGGCCGCGTATATGACCCGGTCGATCTCGGAAGGGCACTTGCACGGCTCGGTGTTGCAGCAGCCGCAAATCATGCCGCCACTTCCTTGCGCCGGAGCGATGACACCCAGTCGCGCGCGGCAATGCCGCGGATGAGGTGGCGCACCGAGCTAGCGGCACGATATATCCGGTCAATCTCGATCCGCTGCGCAGGCGTTGCGTACATCGCCGCCAACTGAGGCGCCGCGACAGCGAACAACCGCATCCACGGCGGCAACAGATCAGGAAGTCGCTCCCAGCCCTCGGTCCGAGCCCGACCCGGACCATGGTCACAGCACTGCCATTGCCACCGTTCGGTGGTGGGCCCATCCTGGGCGGCCGCAACCTCGATCACGAAGCCGCTCTCGCGAGCCCAATCGGCCGCGGTCAGGCGGTTGTGCGTGATTCCCGTGCCCACGCGATACCAGCGTTCTGCACCCATCACCGCGACCTCCTGGCCCGCGCCCTGGCGGCGCGTCGGGCAGCCTTGCCGCGGGGCCACTTGCGCGGCGGCTTCGTGGTCTGGATATACATGTCCGGCAGAGGACCGCGCGGCTCAACCAGAGTGACAGTCGCCGGCATCATTGACGCCTGGGCCAATGTAAGTGCTAAAGCAAGCCGTTGGGCATCCTTCATTTTTGCCCCCGAGCCACGCGGCGTGCCAGCTTGCCGTCGAGAAAACGCTTTCGCAACGCTGCTCGCCGCAGCGTGGCCAGCATCCTCCTCCATCTCGACCTCTTCCATCGCGACCTTCGCGGGCGCCGGGTGATGTTGCCACCGCGCCGTGGTGGCACGTGCCGGCGATATTTCCTCTGGCGCTCCACACGTCGGGCGCCCACATAGCCAAGTACCGCGATTGCCCACGCTGCAAGAAGCAGGAGAACAACGTACAACCATGCCTCGCTCATCAGTTCGGCTCCTTCGTCTTCGCCGGACGAATAGCACCCGGCACGGCCACCACGGTGATGCGTGGCCCAGGTGGGTGAACCTGGCCGCATCTTGCGCACGGAAGCCGTTCGCCGCGCAGGCACCAGCGCTGCACGTCGATGGATCGCGAGATGACTCGCCAGGCTACAGCGCGAGCCAATTCGCAGCCCTGGACCACGCGTTTGCGGATGAGGGATGTCATTATGAGCCCGCCCTTCGCCCAATAGGACGAGCAGAAGAACGAGGCACCAGCACCAGGTTGCAATCCAGAGCATCCGCGAAAGACACAAGCAACCGCATGCCCTCGTGCTTGCCGTTTTCAATTCGCGACAACGTCGCATGCAAGCGCCCGACGCGCCCAGCGATCACCTCCTGAGTCAAATCGCGCCTCACCCGCTGCGCAGCGAACTCGCGACCCAAGGCTTTCGCGTCTGGCCCTGATCTGGCCCTGCTTTTTGTCCGTCTGGCCGTATTCATTTCAGTGACAACATGTGTCGGAAAAGAACAGGGATTGCAAGCGAAATCGTCGTCGTCCTATAAACGGCCATGGGACGAAGACCGAGCACCGCTTCTAAGTTGCCGAAAACATGGACGGACGCTATCGCTCAATGGAGAAAGGACAGAGGGCTCTCACTGGCCCAGCTCGGCGAACAGGCCGCCGCGGCCGTGCACAGCCCGGAACCATATAGCCACGCCACGATGAGCCGGATGTTTGCCGGCACCGCCTCTGCCAACATTGTCGAGGCCATCGAGGCGCTCACCGGAATAACGCTGCCGGCGCGGGACATGGCCGCCGATGAAGCGCTGTGGCTCGAGCTGGGCCAGCGCTTGAAGGCGGCGAACCAACGGCTGTTCCTCGACACGATTCATCTATTGAGAGATCTCGTGGAGGTAATGGAGAAGCTCACAGGCATGGTCGACAGAAAAAAACGATAGGCGCAACTTCGTACTTGAAATGCACACGCCGTTCAGGTTATCGCTTATCACGTGACGTTCTTTCTTCTGTGGCTCGCTCCAGGGATTGCCGTACGCGTCGTGTTGAAGGCGACCGACAGCCCAGCGGCGCACGCGCCGGTCGTGGCCCTGGACGAGCAAGAGACCTCAAACGAACGCGAGCGGGTGTGAGGCCCGAAGTCCATGGCGCGCGGGAGTTTCTTCCTTTTACCCGCGTTGCCATGGGCGCAACCTTTCCGCGCGCCCGTGAGGGCACATAGCACGAGACCCGCCGCCCAGGCTCCCTTGACCTCGACACGATGATCCAGATGGGCGGCGACTCGTTCGGTGGTGCGAATCCGCCGGCGCGGGCCACATGCAAAACAAGGAGTTGCGATGAAGATTATCAGTGATACGAGGTACCCGCACCTGTCGCGCGGGGCATGGCAGCGGCGGACCGTCAAGCTGCTCGACGGTCCGCATCGGCACCGCGAGTTTGGCGGTGAGGCTGGCGCTTTACGTGTCCATACGGACCGGTTGCCGCTTGAGGAGGTCGCCATCAGCTTCGGTCCGGTCACGGCAAAGTGGGAGTGGCTGGAGACGACGCCTGAGCAAGCCGTCGAAGAGCTGTTGGCGTACCTCGATAGTGGCGAAGAGGTCGTCGACGCGGAGTTTGCAGAATGAGCGGCATCGTCAAAAGCGCGGGCGACGCCCGCTCACTCATCGTCAATGACCCGTTCGTGGCACGCCTGCAGAGCTGGGTGCCGAAATCGGCGCTCACGGATAAGTTCAATGGCCGGTGGTTTGTGGGCCACGCCATGCATCAGATCGACAAGGTATACAGTGACCACGAGCGCAAGCGCCGCAAAAATAAGGACCTCGGCCCGCTGCAAATCGTTCCCGGGTCGCTGGTCACGGCGATGGTGACGTTTGCCATCACCGGGCTGGCGCCGGTGAGCGCGCTTGGCCTTGGATATCTCGTGCCGTTCACGCCAGGCCGCAGCGCATATACCATCATTACCCCGATCATCGGGTACAAGGGGTATATTCAGCTTGCGCGCTCGTCGCCGTCTGTCTCTGTGCGCGAGCTCCGCGCTGGGTGCATCCTTGATGGCGACGAGTTTGACCGCAGTATTGCGGTGGAGGAGGCGCTGTCGAGATTTTTGCCGGCCGTGGACGCAATGCCGTCGCCAGAGAACCTGTTGCATGCCTTTGCCTTATACAGAGCGGCCGATGCTCACGGCGAATTCCGGCTGGCGCACGTGATGCCGCGGGCGCACATCGAGAAGGTCCGTAGGTTCAGCAAGGCAAAGAATGGCCCGTGGCAGGAGTGGTATGGGCAGATGGCGGCCAAGACGCCAGTACGGCGCATGATTACCGCCGGCGAGGTGAGGGTGAATTACCTGGCCGGCGTGGCGGCGGCGGCAGAGAGCGCCGCGGAGGGCGGCGACATCCGCAGCATGCGCGCGGCGCTGGCGAGCGCGGAAGGCAGCGGCTCGTGGGTAGACGAGGCGGCGCACGAGGTGGAGGACTACATCGATGTCGAGCCAGAGCCCGGACCAGCGCCGGCCGACGTTGCCGAACGCGACACGAAGCCGGCCAAGGCGCGCGCGGCTCGCGAGATTCATGACGAAATCGGGAAGTGCACGTCGCTGGCGCGGCTGAGCGAAGTCGAAGCGGAAATCGATCGCGGCCCCGCTGCCGACCGGGATTTCTTGTTTGACAAGCTCGTGGAGCGGCGTGAGGTACTGGAGGAGCGCGGGGCGTGAGCACACTGCTCCAGATAGCGCGCCCCCGGAGGCGGGCGACGTGGACCGGCAGCGCATGGTGGCGCGTGAGGCGTTGCCCTGGCTCGCTGCATCTCCCCCAGGTGGACAGCGACAGCGCGATGGCCAAGACTGGGCGCACCCTCCATGATTATCTGGAGCGTGTGGCGGTTGTCGGCCCGGCCCGAGCGCTGACGTGGGTCCCGGAGGAGCACCGCAAATTGTGCGAGGCGGTCGACGTCGACGAGCTGCCGACGGGCGCCGGCGTGGAGGTGGCGTTTGCTGTGCACATCGAGACCGGCGCCGCGCGCGAACTCGGCCGGCGGCTTCGGCGAGATTACTCCGGGGCGACCGACGAGGAGATTCCGCTGACCGCGGATGTCGCCGGCATTCTTCGCCCAGGCGTGGCTTATGCCTGCGAATACAAGCTCGGTGACCAGGACTTGCCGCCATGTGCCGAGTTCGCGCAGACGCGCTTGGAGGGCTTGGCCGCGGCCCGGGCCTACGGCTGCGACAAGGCCGTGGTCGACCTGGTCAAGATCTTTCCCGGGCGCCGGCCGCTCCGGGACCGCGCCGTGTTCGATGGCTTCGACCTCGATCTGATTGCCTGGGAGCTTCGACGCGATGCAGAGCGCGCCCAGACGAGCGACGCTCTCGCCGAGGGGCCATGGTGCAATTACTGCCCGGCCTGGGCTCACTGCCCGGCCAAGGCGCGCCTGCTGGCCTCGATGAGCGGCAAGCCGCTGGAGTTCGCCGACGACCTGTCCGTGGCCGTGACGCCCGAGATAGCGGCCAGGGCCTGGGAACTGTGTGGGCGCATCGAGGCGGCAAGCGCGAGGGTGCGCGAGCGAGTGCGCGAGTATGCCGTGGCCGCCGGCGGGCTGCCGCTGAACAACGGCAAGACGCTGGCCCAGATCACGCGGCGGGGAACGACGCGGATTGACGCCGAGATCGCTCGCGAGGTGATACGCGATTTCTACGGGCCGGCTGTGGCTCGCGAGGCCGTGCCGCCGCATGCGACACAGGACGGCATCCGGCAGGCCCTGCGCGAAGTGAGCGACGGCGACAGCCTGGCCGAGCGCGTCCGCCGGGTGATGAGCGAAATCCGCGCGCGCGGCGGGGCGACAAATGACGACCGCACGGCGGTCAAGGAGATTTGACGTGAGTAGATTGTCATCGTGTGATTGCCGATGGAACCAACCCGAGGTGCAAGACGCAAAGCGTGTGAACCCAGGGCATCCCGCCGCAGGTTTGCCGACGGCGCGGTTCCTGCCGGCGGTACAGGAATACGGGAAGACCGTGTCGTGCCGAGGGTGCGGCAAGCACTCCGGGTTTCATTACAATGCGAACGCCGCCGTTTCCGCGTGGAACGCGGGCGTGAGGCAATGATGGCGGCGCGCGCGAAAGAGCCGCAGCGGCCCGGATGGGCGCCGGCGGGCTGGTTTGGCAATGCCCAGGTGTGGGTGCATGCCGGCGGTATTCGGGTCCTGTCCGAGATCGTCGATCTGGAGATCGACGGCATGGGCATCGTTACGCCGCAATGGCTGGTGTCGGTCTCCACGGCGCACAACCGGCGCCCGACCAATAGCGAGATGCTGATGGTCCGCCGGCACTTCGGCATGGAGGAGGCAGAGGAGGACAACCACGAGCCCGGGCGCGCCCGCAAGCTGTTCCTGATCGTTGACCAGGAGCTGCGCGCGAAACACGCCGAGTGCGCATGCAAGGTCAACGAGGTGCAGCACGTCGAGCCCGATGGATATCGGTGGTCGGAGGTGAGGCGATGACGCTGAGCGATTTTTTGTCCGAAATTGCGATGGCGGCCAGGTGGGCGGAGCCCGGTCACTCCTGCCGGTGCGCTGTCGCGCTTCTGGTCGGCGGCCCGGAGCTGGGCGTGGGGCTGCTCACCGGCTTCGATGACGGGGATGCCGAGTATCACGATGACGGCTCGCTGCTCGGCAGCCGGCGCGACAGCAGTCTGGATGCCCGCGCGTGGCTCAACGGCTTCACGCTCGGCCAGAGACTGCGCGACGAGGTTGTCCATGGAGCCACAGCCGGAGGCCGGCCATGATCGGGCCCGGCGGATACACGACAGCGCGGAGCTCGCGGCGGTGGCGCAAGCCGGCGATGCTGCAGGATCGCCGCGAATACCTACTGCATGCGCGGTGCTGGTCGCGAGCAGACATCCGAGCATGGGCGGCGGCGGATCCGGAAAGTCGCATGCCCGCGGGACTGTGGTATTCACGCAGGAAGTGCCAGGTTCTCGCGCGCCGCGCACGTCGCTGCATCAAGCGGCGCCGGGGGTGGGCATGAGCAACACCGCAATGGCGCGGCTGCGCGCAGCCGTTGTGAGATATTGCTGGACGCTGGTTGCAGATGGAGCGGAGTGCACATGTGATGGCGCGGATGTCTGCCTGGCCTGCGAGGCATTTTCCACGCTCGGCCATGGCTCATGGCCCGGGCCAGAGCATGCAGCTGCCCTGCTGGATGAGGGCACGAGCCGGGCACAGTCTTCCGCTCCGGCACCTTCGGCGCCGGCGGCCACGTGGCGCGTGGACCAACTGAGGGCCGGCAACCCGGAAGTCGTGCTGGAGTGGCTGAGGCAGTTTGCCGATGAGTCGGTAAACAGCATCATCACCGACCCTGCCTACGAATCGCTCAATCGGCACAGGGCTATCGGGACGACGACTCGGCTCAAGGATCGATGGTTTGACACGATTCCCAATGAGCTGTATTGGCCGCTGGCGGTGGAGTGGCGGCGCATTCTGAAGCGCGACGGCCATCTCTATCTATTCGGCGATGCCGAGACGACCATGGACGTGGCCAACCCGGCGCTGCTCGCTGCCGGCTGGGATCCGCAACTCCGTCGGCTGCTCACCTGGGATCGCGAGCTCCTGGGCATGGGCTATTGGTACCGGCGGCAAACCGAGCATATCCTGTTCTGGCAGAAGGGCAAAGGGCGCACGGTGCCCGACCGCAGTATTCGCGACCTGCTCCGCGTGCGCCAGGTGCGCGGCGGCTACCCGACCGAGAAGCCGCCCGAGCTCGCGGAGGTGTTCATTCGGCAGAGCACGCAACCGGGCGATCTCGTGGTGGACTGCTTCGCCGGCAGCGGCTCCACCGGAGTGGCCGCGCTCCGCAATGGCCGGCACTTCCTCGGCTGCGATGTCTCGCCCGAGGCCCTCGCGCTCTGCACTGCCAACATGGCGGCGTATCCGCGGACTGCACGAATTCCAACCGCGCCACAGATGGCGCTTCTGTGAGGTTTTATGGCTCTATACATCAGGATCGAATTGTGGCCGCAGGGTGACCAGAGCAAGGCACGCCTCATGGGCGAAGCCATGCTGGCCAACGATGGCGCCGGCACACCCGATGCCGGCTCGTACAAGTTTGCGATCGCCAAGAGCACGGCAATGGGCGCCAAAAAGCCCGGGCCATGGCGCGGCGCAGTCGTGACGGGCTGGCCCCGGCAGTCGAAGGCCGTCGGCGTCTGGGACCTGCTGCACAAGGCCCAGGGCGCGGCACTTTCCGACCGGCCGAGTCCGGGCGAGGCGCAGCGGGCGACCCGCGGGCTCACGGGGCTTGTGCGCACCATTGAGGGCGCGAGATATGCGTCCACGTCCGACGCGGAGGCGCTGATTGCCGCCGTAGAGCGCCTGGGGGAGGTCGCTGGCATGGGTCCAGAATTGCCGCTGCTCATGTCCAGGAACATGACGCCGATATTTGAGCGCGCAGCAGACTTCATCCGATCTCTACAGGCGCAGCTCACCGCGGCCCGCGAGCGCATCGAGGAGCTAGAGGACGTGTTCGATGAGCACGGCAAGCTGAGGGCCGAGCACGAGGAGCTGAAGCGAGCGCTCACCACGCGTGAGCTCGCCGCCCTGCAGGGGTTTCCGGTTATGGCCAAGCTGGACGATGAGGATCTGGACCCGGAAACTGATGCCGCCACGCTGGCCGCCACGCTCGGTGAGGTGGTGTCATGAACTGGACCGAGAGACGATGCCGCAAGCGTCGCCGTAGACTGCGCAAGGCTCGCCGCAAAGCATGTGGTCCGCATGCACGGGCAGCGCTCGCTCGCTATCTGTGGCCGCTGGCCTCGCAGCTGGCCCACCTGCGAGCGCGGAGGGCAGCATGAGCAAGGGCAAGAGCAAAATCGAATGGACCGAGAACAGCCGATCCGTGGTCCACGGCTGCGCGCCCGTGGACCCGCTATGCCTGAACTGCTACGCGGCACGCATGCAAGGCACGCGGCATCGGAACCTGCCGATACACAGCCTGGAGATGTGCCGCGGCGAGCTCGTCACCTGCAAGAGCGCGGGCAAAGAGGGCGGGCGCGGGCGCCGCTACGTCTTCAACGAAAAGGGTGGGCTTGACCGAGCGGCGCTCGCCTCCTCGCTGAAGCGATCAGCGCTGCCCGCTGGTGTCTGCTTCTGGAATCACACCAGCGATACGTTCTGGGAGAAATTGACGAATGCCGAGATCGCCGCACAGTTCGCGGTAGCAGCAGCCCGCGAGGACGTGCAGCTTCTCGTGTTGACAAAACGAGCATGGCGACTGCCCGAGTGGTTCGAGTGGGTGCGAAAGCGCGGCGAGGATGGGCTATCGATGTTCCCAGATGACCCGCCAGAATGGCGCATTCGGCAGATGCTCTATGCGACGGCTCGGCGTATCGGCGTATCGATCCCGGCAACGATCGGAAAGAAAGGCGCTGGACATTCATTCCAAGACGGACCGTGGCCGCTGACAAACGTGGCCCTGGGCGTGAGCGTCGGCACCCGCAAGGGGCTGCACCGCGTCGATGACTTGCGCGCGACGCCGGCGTCGATGCGATTCCTGTCGATCGAGCCGCTGCTGGAAGACCTGGGCGAGCTCAACCTGGATGGCATCGACTGGGTAATCGTAGGCTGTGAGTCTGGCCCGGGCGCGCGGCCGACGCCGCTCGATGCAATTCGTTCAATTCGCGACCAGTGCGCAGCGGCAGGCACAGCCTTTTTTCTCAAACAAGCCGACATCTGCGCAGACTGCGACGGCGCCGGTATGGCACGCGGCTTGGACCACGGGCGGATAGAGGTGCCAACGACAGAGTACCTCTGGGGCAAGCAGCACACCGTGACGCCGCGGGTTGTCGATCGCGTGTTCGGCGATGGCAGGGCGACGATTTGGGTTGCTCCGCTCAACACCCGGCCGAATTACTACGTCGTTCGCGTCGATTCCGCTCGAGCCGAGGACATGGACTCGGATGGGTTCCGGGACATGATCGACGACGTGGTCGATGAGATAGACGACCAGTTCGGCGCGCACGATGATCATGACGGCGACTGCACCGAGGAATGCGAGTTTCCGCGCCTGCACTACGGTGCGGGCGTGGCATGGGGGCGCTACTCGCTTGCTTGTGTGTCGTGCACGGGCACAGGGCAAACCGGCAAGGTGCGCAAGAACTGCCCCGCGCTTGCCGGTGTGGTGCACGATGCTCGTCCGCCGTGGCTCACGGGAGGTGCACAATGAGCGCCGACCCGCTGTGCCTCTGTGGGCACCCGGAATCGGTTCACGCCGCTGAGCTCGCGCCCCGGATGTGTTACGTCGGTAGCTGCAAATGCCAGGAGTACTGGCGGGCCACGCGCCCGCCGCAACCGCCACCGCAGCCGGGCAAGGACGCGGTGTGGCCGCTGGTGATTGACGTCGCATTCCGCTCCGGTGCTTCGCCAACTCTGCTGGCCGACATGCGCGAGCGCCAGGAATTTGGCCTGCGCAAATACGGCGTCCAGCTCGAAACGGAGAATGGACGGGACCCGCTCGAAGATGCCAGTGACGAGGCGCTTGATGGCGTGGCGTATATGTTCCAGTGGGCTAAGGAAGCGCCGGACGACGCGGAGCGCGCGCACCGCCGCAGGCTGTGCAGACTGGCTCTGTGGTGGGCCGACATGCTGTGCGCAGAGCGGGCCAGAAGGGATGAGCGATGAAAGAGCGACCAATTTTGTTCAGCGGGCCGATGGTCCGCGCGATCCTCGACGGGCGCAAGACGGTCACCCGGCGCGTGTGCCAGGTGCAGCCGTTCCGGGACAGGTACGGGCTGTGGCATGCCTTCTACCCCTGGGGCGAGGGAGGCCACGGTATCTACGAGACCGAGTCGGAGATGCGCGCGGAGTTCGACCGGCTCATGCTCGCACGCTGCCCATACGGCCAGGCGGGCGATCGCCTGTATGTGCGCGAGGCCCACTACCGCTACGGCCACTGGGAGCCGGTGCCGGGCGTGCGCACGAAAACCGGCCGCCAGAAATGGCGGTTTGTGCCCGATACCGACGAGATCCGCTATGAGCCGCCGGAGCACTTTCGCAAAGGCCGGCACCACAAGGATCCCGAGACCAAGGCTTGGTACAAGCGGCTGCCGCGGTTCATGCCGCGCTCTGTCGCGCGGCTGCTGCTGCCGGTCGTGAGCGTGAGCCTGGAGCGGCTGCAGGACATCAGCGATGCGGACGCGATCGCCGAAGGCATCGCCTATCACAGGTCACCGCGAGATTCTTTCGGGTACCGCGCACCCTCAAAGGAGGCGTTTGCGCACCTTTGGGACAGCATAAACAGCAAACCCCGGAAGCGCAAAGACGGCACGCACGGCCAAGACATCTCGTGGAAGGTGAATCCGTGGGTCTGGGTTGTCGAGTTCGAGGTGGCGCGATGAGCGCGCTGGAAAATCTCTCAAAGCAAGAGCTCCTCGCGCTTATCCGGCGGTGCGGACTGCGCGTGATGCCAGGCGATATCAAGGCGGTCCGCTGTGACACGCTTTGGGCGCGGTACCAGGAGGCGCAGAAAAAGGCCACGGCGGCGCTGGCGGGCGCTTTTGCAGCAAGAGCCGAGCGAATGGCAGCATTAAAACGCGGTGACCACGCTCGTATCTTGGCCGGGTGGGACAGATGGGACGCGTGCGAGAGCGCTTATGAATGCGCATCGCACGCGCAAGAACGCGCATTCGATGCCTGGAATAAGGCCACGGAGGAAAAGCAATGAGCGCGGCAGAGGCAGACGCCGCGCGCAAATACGCCTGCGAGGGATGCGGGCGGCACGGGTCCGGGACCGTTGCGCGGATCCCGGCGGGATGGCACTCGTTCCGCGAAATCATCTACTGCAATCCGTGCAAGACAAACCCGCCGGCACAGCTCAGGGCCAAGAGGGCGGCGCTGGAGCGGCGGCTCCGTCGGAAATGGCGACAATGAAACAGCAATACACGGTCGTGCATATGTTCTGTGGCGCTGGCGGCGGCGCACTTGGTCTGGCGCAGTCCCTGGCCAAGCTCGGCGCGCACGAGGCCTCGTTTCGCACCCTGGGCGGCATCGACAATGATCCGGGCGCGGCAGATGACTTCGAGCGACTGGTCGGCGCGAGGTGCATCGTGGGCGACGTGCACGCGATGCAGCCGGCGGATTTGCACCGCGTCTTTGGCCGCCGCGCGCCCGATTTCGTGCTCAGCAGCCCTCCTTGCAAGTCGTTTTCGGCGCTGTTGAGCAAGGCGAAGAGCACGCAACCGGAGTACGTGCGCATGGCCGAGTTGGCCATCAAGGGCGTACACCTGATGCTGGCCGCGTGGCCGGTGCCGCCGAGGCTGTTCTTCCTGGAGAACGTGCCGCGAATCGTGAGCCGCGGGAAAACGATGTTGGCCCAGCTCCGGCAGGTGCTCACCGCCTACGGCTACTCGATCGCCGAGGGCGTCCACGACTGCGGCGAGGTCGGCGGGTTGGCCCAGCACCGGCGCCGGTGGTTCCTCGTCGCGCGCCACAGGGCGAGCTTGCCACGGGTGGTGTACCAGCCACCCAAGCGGCGCGTGCGCGGCTGTGGTGAGGTCCTGGGCGATCTGCCGGTGCCCCTGGGCGGCGGCGGGCCGATGCACCAGATGCCGAAGATATCCATGCTGTCTTGGTGCCGGTTGGCCGCGATACCCGCCGGCGGCGACTGGCGCGACCTGCCCGGCGTGGTGCCGGCCGCGGGCAAGCGGCGCGAGGTCCATCGGCGGCACATGGTGATGGACTGGAAAGATGCCGCACCGACCATCGGCGGCACAGGCAGCAACGGTGCGTGCGCCGTTGCTGATCATCGGCTCGACGCCAAAGCGTTCAAGGGCGGCTACGGCGTCATGGAGTGGGGCGAGCCCTCCGGCGCCGTGACGGGCGAGGCCTACCCGAGCACCGGCAGGTTCAGCGTCGCCGACCCGCGGCTGGCCTTGGGCGCCACTGCTGACAATGCAGGTACATTTGCCGGCCGGCCCGGTCTCCTCGGGGTGACGCCGTGGGGGGCGCCGGCACCGACCGTGACCGGCACAGTCGCGGTGGCCAGCAGCAACACCCCCGCCGCCGTCGCTGACCCGCGCCTCGGGCTCACCTGCAAGCCCAGGAGCGGCGCATACGGCGTAATGGGGTGGCAGGAGCCGGCGCCGACGATCGCCGGCCACGCGGTCATGGACAACTCCACGGCAGCCGTTGCCGACCCGCGCGCCTACCACCGCGGCGTCATGGGCGTGCAGCGCTGGGATGCGCCCAGCTGCACGGTCACCGGCGGCGCCGCGCCGACCCGGGGCGCGTTCTCGGTGGCTGACCCGCGAGCTATGGCGGTGGCCGAGTACACCCTGGCCGACGTCGACCAGCTCTTGGGCGTGGGTGACCCGCGGCGCCCGCCGGCCGAGGTGCCGATCATCATGGCCGCGGACGGCACCTGGCACCGGCCGCTCACAACGCTCGATCTCGCCGCGCTGCAGGGGTTCCCGGTGCGTGTGGCTGGGGAGTGGCTGGTGCTCTCGGGATCGAGCACGACCGCGTGGCGCGAGCGGATCGGCAACGCGATCCCGGTCGGCGCGGCCCGGGCCATCGGCGAGCAGATGCTGCGCGCGCTTCTGGCCGGCGACATCGGCCAGCTCTTCGAGCTCTCGGCGGACCCGGTCTGGGTGGCGCCGCACATGCACGGGGCGGTGGCAGCATGATCGAGCTTCGAACAGGCGGGCGCCCTTCTAGGCGAGATAGGGGAGCCGTGGTGATCACCGGCCTGCATATCGGCGACTGCGAGCAGGAGCTGGCTTCGTGGCCCGATGAGTGCGTTGACCTGGTCGTGACCAGCCCACCGTATTGGGGCATGCGCGACTACGGCGCCGAGGGCCAGCTTGGCATGGAGCCGACCCTGGAAGAGTATCTTGACCGGATAGCGCGCATATTTGACGAGGTTCGGCGCGTGCTGCGCGCTGACGGCACGTTGTGGCTGAACATTGGCGACAGCTATTGCAACGATTCGCGCGGCCGCAATCCCGGCGGCGGCCGCGGTCAACATCACCGCCACGAGTCCGCGACAGCCCAGGCAGCCAAGCGCATGCCGCCCGGTTGCAAGCCCAAGGACTTGCTCGGGCTGCCCTGGGAGGTTGCATTCACGCTGAGATGGGCCGGCTGGTATCTCAGGCAGGAAATCATCTGGGAGAAAACCAACTGCCTTCCCGAGAGCATGAAGGACCGGCCCACACGAGCCACCGAATCCATATTTCTCCTGGCCAAGTCGGAGACCTATTATTACGACTCAGATCCGCTTGCCGAACCGCTCGCGCACAAAGGCGGTGGTGGCGGGACCGAGGACCGCAACCGCCCACCGGGAAGTAGCCCGCACCTTGGGCTGACGGCGTGGACCGGCGAGACCCGCAACGGCCGCAATATATGGCGCATGCCGACCGCCTCGGTCGAGCGTCGCGGCAAGGGATGTCACCCCGCCCGCTTTCCCGAGGCACTGGCGGCGCGCTGCATCCTGGCCGGCAGCCGCCCGGGCGGCGTCGTGCTGGACCCGTTCGCCGGCGAGGGCACAACCGCGCGCGTGGCCGAGGACCTTGGCCGCCGATGGGCGGCAATCGACATCAATCCGAAATACGCCGACGCCATCCAGTCCAGGATGAGGCAACTCGGCCTTGGAGCCCTGTGCAATGGCGCGTAACACCAAAACGGTTGTAAGAATCGACACGGACGCGATCGACCGCCATCAATTCGTCGAGTCGATGGCGAATCTGGTCTGGGCGGAAATCAAGGCGCGTCGAGACCGGAGTGACCGCGATCCGGCCACTGCTGCCGGCGACGTTGCTATAACTGAGGCCATGGAGACAACCTCATGAGCCGACTCTTGCCCGTCCCGGCGCGCCCCGCGCTGAGATTGCTGCTGCGCCGCTCGAAAGGCGATGACCAGCAGACCTACAGCCTTGATGTCCAGCGAGCTGGCGCGCTTCGCTTCGCCGATGGGCTCGGGATCGAGTTCGGCGAGCAGCTCGAATACGTGAGCGATGGTGTCGCCGGCGACGATATCGCTGGGCTACAGGCCCTGCGCAGCCTCGTTGCCGCCGTGGGCCCCGGGGATATCGTGGTTTGCCGCGACCACTCGCGGCTCGGCCGCGACATGCTGGAGTCGGCCACCACGATCCGTCAAATCGTGGCCGAGCGCCGCGCAC